CTAATGGAAATGTAACGATGTACGCAAGTATTTTGGTTGAGCTTGACTGTTCTTCTGCTACGGCTTTTTATACACTGATTCCAGGCGAAGGTATTTTAGCGACAGATGGTATTTATGTTGGTTTACCCGCTTCTGTAACAACTACTCTGTTTTACGGATGACACTATGCAGCAATATGACGTTAAATCGTATCATGCTTCAGCATCTGGTACTGCCACCACAGAGTCTGTTCGTCTAAAAAATGTAACAGTTACTAGCGGTACGGTATCGGCAAGAAACATGGCGGTTGCAGACCCAGCAGTTTCAAAGTCAGGTACTTGGAGTAGAACTGGAACAACGGTTACGGTGACAATTAATGGCAATGGTTTGGTAAATGGTCAACGAGTATTTTTAGATGTTGCGGCTGGAACAACCATGCGTGATGGGGTATACGAAGTATCTAACGTAACAGCTAATACATTTACAGTAACTTCCGTTACATCTGGATCTGCTACTGGTACAGTAACAATGTACACAAATATTTATGTTGAACTTGATACATTTAATACAGTAGGTTTACCTGTTAAGATTCCAGGCGAAGGTATTTACTGCCCTAACGGGATTTATGTTGGGGTTGGTCCAAGCGTAACAGCAACGGTGATATATGGATAATCCAACGCAAGCTCAAGGTTCTTTTAACTTAGTAGGTAGGAAGGTCATGCTTGGTCTTCCCGCTTATGACTTTAAAGTCTCAGTCAAACTGGCTATTGCTATGGCTCAGTTTGCTGTAGAAGCTCCTAAGCACGGAATTGATATTCAGATTTGCAACATCTCTGGATGCTCAGTTGTGTCTCGTGTCAGAAACTTAATTGCTAAAGACTTCTTAGCGTCAGACTGCACAGACTTAATGTTTATTGATTCGGACATTACGTTTAACCCACAAGACATCTTCCGTCTAATGGCGTGGAATACTGACCCTAAGAAGGGTATCGTAGGCGGAGTTCCTGTTGCCCGTAAAAAAGGTCAGGTCTATATATCGACTTTAGAGCAAGATGCTGATGGCGGGATTTATATGAATTCCTACGGATTAGTTAAGGCTAAACGGATTGCTACCGCTTTTATGTTGATTCGTAAAGACGTATTTGAGACCCTCAGAGACAACCATCCTGAGTGGAAATACCACGATGACCGAGTAGTAGACGGGCACCCAGACAAGTTTTGCTATTCATTCTTTGACTTCAAATCCACTCCAGAAGGCTATGTAGGCGAGGATTATCTTTTCTGTGATCGTGCTACGGCTCACGGTTACGAAGTATGGATTGACCCCACCATTAAGCTAGGTCATCTAGGAATGGAAGAGTTTGCAGGTTCTTTTGGAGAAGAGTATCTCTATCCTCTTATTAGACCTCTTGATGCTAAAAAGGATGTTGCATAATGGCTAAGACCCCTGCATGGACTCGTAAGGAAGGTAAAAACCCTGAAGGTGGTTTAAACGCTAAAGGTCGTGCCTCCTACAATGCAGCAAATCCTGGCAAACCTGGCTTAAAACGTCCTCAGCCAGAAGGCGGTTCAAGAAAGAAGTCATTTTGCGCCAGAATGTCAGGTATGAAGAAAAAGCTCACATCTGCTAAAACCGCTAACGATCCAGACTCACGCATTAACAAGTCTTTACGGGCTTGGAACTGCAAAGAAGGCGGATCAGTTCGTGGTGGTGGCTGCGAGATTCGTGGCAAAACTAAAGGGAAAATCGTATGATTGACGAAAACGAACCCTACAGACTATACGACAATAAAGAACGTGCTTTTGTAAATCAAAAAGAGTACGCTTCAGAAGCAACGGCAAACAAAACCGCAGAGCGTAAAAATTTAGAACATGGATCACATAGGTATTCAGCCGAAAAATATAGTGATATTGTCCAACGCAATACCCCAACAGGCGGCGGCGGAGCAATGCCTAAGTCAAATAGAGACATCACTAAGAATTACAAGTCAGGTGGCAAAGTATCTTCTGCTTCTAAACGTGCTGATGGCTGTGCTATTAAAGGTAAGACCAAAGGTAAGATGGTATGAGCCAAGAAATGTTACTTTTATGGAATGCAATCCTATCATTAGCGGGGGTTCTCGTGGGTTTATGGGCAAAAGAAAAATCTGCTGAACTCGCCCGTATAGGGATTTTATTAAACAAGACTCGTGAGGAGGTAGCTCGTGAAAACGTTACTCAAGCAGAAGTTGACCGCATTATGCAGCACATTGATCAACGCTTTAACAAACTTGAAAGCAAGATTGACCAGCTTATTCAGGGGAAAATAAATGCCTAGTGTTTCAAAAAAACAACACGGATTTATGGCTGCTGTCGCTAACAATCCAAAATTTGCCAAAAAGGTTGGCGTATCTAAATCCGTAGGAGAAGAGTTTATGAAAGCAGATAAAGGACGTAAATTCAGAGCTGGTGGCTTAAAAGAAGTTGATTCTGATAGCAACCCAGGATTATCCAAACTGCCCACAGAAGTACGCAACAAAATGGGCTATATGAAAAAAGGTGGTAACGTGAAACATTCAGATATTTCTAAAGATAAACCAATGATGAAGAAGGTTGCTGCTAAAGCCGTTAAAGGTCATGAGAAGCGTATGCACAGCATGGCTAAAGGCGGTGGCATTGAGATCAAAGGCAAGACTAAAGGCAAGATGATTAAAATGAAATCAGGCGGGAGAACTTGCTAACATGAAAAAGAAAGTCCGTAAATTCCAAGAGGGTGGTTTTAGTGCCGAACAAGAGGAATGGTTAGGCGGTGCTGACCGCACAGATCCATACATTTTGGCTCGTATGCGGAAAGCTGTTCCTGATCGTGTGGGTACGAAAACCACCGAAGTTGGTGATGATTCTCCTGCTGGTAAATCTGGCTATGGAGAGCAAAACGAATTGCCAGAGTTTGCAGAAATAAAAAAGACTGTAACTCGTGTATCTGCTCCTAAGCCTACTTCCAAGCCTACGACAAAACCATCTACACCACCAACGATGCCTCAAGAAGAGAAAGATCGTTTGGCTAAGTTAGAGAAAAATCAAGGTTTAATAAATGTCAGCCCTGAAGACTATATTCCGGGAGTTGGCATGGTTAAAGGGATGATCCGTAAAGGTCTTACTGGTCTCATGAAACCCCGTATGAAAACATACACAGCTTCAGAATTTGAGGCTATGACTCCTAAGTTATCTAAGCCTCCTGTTCCAAGATTAAGCCGTGATAATTTAAAATTAGGTATGAAAAAGGGCGGTTCAGTTAAAAAGATGGCAAGCGGTGGAAAAGTATCCTCTGCTTCTAAACGTGCCGATGGTTGCGCAATCAAAGGCAAAACTCGTGGAAGGATGGTGTGATGCCTAATTATCGTAAACCTACTGACAAAGAGACTGAGAAGCTCAACAAATCACGTAAAATGATGGTTGAGGGTATTGAGGGTGAAAAGGATCTTCTTTCCAAAATTTCAACAACGATGGCTAAAGATGCTCGTGACCAAATAAGGGCTGGCAAAGCCTTACGGGAAACTGTGCCTGCTTCTGCCAGAGAAGGCGAAGCATATCAAAGTGCTGGTTACAAAAAGGGTGGAAAAGTGAAAAAGATGCGTAAATTTGACGAAGGTGGATTTACTTCTGAAAGAACACCAGAGCAACGTGCTTTAAGTATTGGATTTAAAAAAGGTACTCCAGACTATGAAAGTGCAGTAGAAACATTATCTGGTAAAAAAGCATCTAGTTTTCCACAAGCACATGATAAAGCACAGAGATTCGGCTTAGAACCAGGATCAGAAGATTATCGTAAGGTTGTGGATTCGCAAATGCGTAATCCAGCAGAAAGAAGCAGAAATCAAGCACTTGAAAAAGTAAAAAGTACCGCTATGGCTGCTGGAAAAAGGCTTATGGATATGACGCCCCAAGGTAGAATTGCCAAAGATGCGGTAAGTATGGCCAGAAAATATCCAAGATACTCTGAGGGTGAATCATCTTTTGAGCAAGAAATGGGTATGAAAAAAGGCGGTAAAGTATCTTCAGCATCTAAGCGAGCTGATGGTATTGCTATTCGTGGAAAGACTAGAGCGTAATGCCAATAGAGCCTATTGACCCCTCTAAAAAGGTTGGAGATGGTAAGAGTGATAAATACACTCCTCCCAAGGAAAAGTTCGGCCCTAGCGAGTACGATAAGGCGGCAGAAAAAGTGAAGCAAAATAACGAAAAAGCTAAGGCTGAAGCAAGTAAAATGGCAGAAGAGCAAAGAGCTAAAGCTAAAGCTGAAAGCCCACGCACTTATACCGAAAGGCTACAAGATATGGGCAGACTATCTAAGCCTACTGGTGGCGGTGGCGGTGGTGATTTTACTGGTATGAAGGGTCTAGATAAACCGTTTAAAGCTGGTGGCAAAGTTTCTAAAGTATTGAAAAGTGCTGGTTTTTATGCAAAAGGCACAACTAAGTCAGAACGAGAAAAGATTGTCAGTAAAGCAACAACTAAACCCCAGAGAATATCTATGGTTGAGAAACTATTTTCAGCCAAGAAAATGAAAGCTGGTGGCATGGCTTCTAAACGAGCAGACGGTATAGCAATTAGAGGAAAGACAAGAGCATGAGACCAAGTCGTGGGATGGGGGCAATTATGCCAACCAAAATGGGCAGAGGAGTTAAGAAAGCTCGTAGGGACGATACTGACTTTACTCAATACAAAGAAGGCGGTAAAGTCAATGCTGCGGGTAATTACACTAAACCCAGTTTACGTAAACGGATTGTTTCTCAGGTAAAAGCAGCTGCAACACATGGTACTGGCGCAGGTCAGTGGTCAGCTAGAAAAGCGCAGTTGGTAGCTAAAAAATATAAGGCAGCTGGCGGTGGCTATAAATGAGTGGATTGGCAAAATCTCAGCGTTCTTTAAAGGCTTGGGGAGAACAGAAATGGACAACCAAGTCAGGGAAGAAGTCGTCCGAGACGGGCGAAAGATACCTGCCAAAAAAAGCAATACAGGCACTAAGCCCAGCCGAGTACGCAGCAACAACACGAGCAAAGCGGGCGGGCAAAGCACAGGGAAAACAGTTCGTGCCACAGCCCAAAAAGGTAAAAGCAAAAGTAAAACCATATAGGAAAATATGAGTACTTCAGGAACTTCTGCGTTTAATCTAGACCTTAATAACCTCATTGAAGAGGCTTTTGAGCGTTGTGGTACGGAATTGCGTACTGGTTACGATATGCGAACTGCCCGCAGATCCCTGAACCTATTGACGGTTGAATGGGCTAACCGTGGTATTAACCTCTGGACAATCGAGCAGGGTCAAATTGCAATGGTTACTGGGCAAGGTATCTATCCTATTCCAGTCAACACAATTGATCTATTAGACCATGTAGTCCGTCAGAATAACGGTGTTACCAGCAATCAGATTGACATCAATATTAGCCGTATTTCAGAGTCTACCTACTCTACGATTCCTAATAAGCTAACTACTGGGCGTCCTATTCAAGTTTGGTTTAACCGCCAGACAGGACAGTCTAATTCGACCGCTGTGACCTTAAACGGCACGATTGATGCTGTGACCACATCTATCACCGTTAGTGACGCCAGCGCCCTTCCAATCGGTGGATTTGTCAAAATTGACAATGAGACAATCAGCTACGCTAACGTAGTAGGAAATGTATTAACCAACTGCTACCGTGGTCAAAACGGCACTACAGCGGCTGCTCATACAACAGGTGCGGCTATTACGATACAGAACCTTCCTTCTATTAACGTTTGGCCCACGCCCGATGCTGGTGGTGGTCCTTATACCTTTGTGTACTGGAGGTTGCGTAGGATTCAAGATGCTGGATCTAATGGAGCGGTAGAGCCTGATATTCCCTTTCGCCTATTACCTTGTATGGTGGCAGGATTGGCTTTCTATATGGCTCAAAAGCTACCAGATGGACAGGCACGAGTGCAATTTTTAAAGCAAGAATACGAGGAGCAGTGGCTCATGGCTTCTACGGAGGACAGAGAAAAAGCCGCTTCTAGGTTCGTTCCTAGGACGACCTTCTATGCCTAATAAATTTAGTAGTGGAAAATTTGCGATTGCCGAATGTGACCGATGCGGTCAGCGGTATAAGCTAAAAGAGCTTAGAAAGTTAATTGTTAAGCAGCAAGTAAAAAATATTAAGGTTTGCCCTAGCTGTTGGGATCCAGATCAGCCACAGTTGTCGTTAGGTATGTACCCAGTGGACGATCCACAGGCTGTACGGGAACCACGCCCTGATGTAAGCTATACAGTATCTGGAACAAGCGGTTTACAACTTAACGGAAGCAACGATAATACTGAAGCTGGTGTTGGTTTTCCAGAGGGCGGTAGTAGGATTTTCCAGTGGGGATGGAACCCTGTTGGTGGGTCTAGAGATGATGGATTAACCCCCAACAACTTAGCCCCAGAAGGTCAGGTAGGTAGTGTAACGGTAACAACAACATAAGGAGTTGAAAATGTTTAAGAAAAGCGCAGATGGAATTGCTAAAAAAGGCAAGACTGAAGGCAAGAATTTAGGTGACTCAGGTCCTACAGTCTTGGGCATGAAGGCAAAGCCAAAGATGGGCGGTAAAGACCAGATGGTAATGAAGAAAATTGGACGTGGTTTAGCAAAAGTCCAAAACCAAATGATGCGTAAATCCGCAGGAAGAGGTCGATAATGGCTAAGTTCTCTAAAAAAGTTATGGGCAAGGAAGTTGGAGACGCTAAAGTCTATGCTACTCCCCATACAATGAAGGGCAAGACAATCTCTGCTAAAGGACTAACTTCCAAAGGTATGACTGGCGCAGAAGAAATGGCTACTATGGATATTTCTGTTGGCGGGATTAGTAAGTTTAAGGGTAAACCTATAAACCAATACGGCAAGATTGAGATGCGTGGTGCTGGTGCAGCAACTAAAGGTCGTATGTCTAGTGGGAAGATGGGATGAATTACACGCAGTTAACTACTGCCATTAAAGGCTTTGCTGAGAATGACTTCCCAGCGACAGTCGGGTCGTTTACGTCTGCCGAGCAGATTGCTAGGTTTGTACAGTTGGCGGAGCAACGCATCTATAACATGGTGCAGTTACCTGCTATCCGCAAGAACGTTACGGGTGGTCTTACCACGGGCAATAAGTACTTAGCAACTCCTTCTGACTGGTTATCTACCTTTAGCCTTGCAGTAATTAATACGGCAAACGAGTACCACTACCTATTGAATAAAGACGTTAACTTTATCCGTGAATCCTACCCAGACACGGATGCAGCCTTCTACGCCAAACCAGAGTATTACGCTGTATTTGACGACAACACCTTTATTCTTGGACCTACCCCAGACGCAAACTATGCCGTAGAACTGCATTATTTCTACTATCCAGAGTCTATTGTGACGGCAGGTACAACTTGGCTTGGAACAAACTTTGACTCTGCGCTCCTTTATGGGTCTTTATTAGAAGCAGCTTTATTTATGAAGTCGGACGCTGATACTATGACGGTCTATAAATCCCGTTATGACGATGCAATGGCAGAACTCAAGCAATTAGGCGATGGTAAGAACCGTCAAGACGCCTACAGAAGTGGACAAGTAAGGTATCCAGTCAGATGATTAGTGTACAAGGGCTAGGCGAGTCTAGCGGGATTCAAGTATTTACAAAAGACCACGGTGGCTTTACTCCAGAGGAAGTTGCTGAACGGGCATTAGACAAAATCATTCAGGTGGGAGATCAGTCTCATCCCTTGGTTCGGGAGCAGGCGACTGCTTTTCGTAATCATATTCGGGAAGTTCTAGTCTTTTACATGAATGAAGTAGTAAAATTTGATCGTGTAACACTAGCTCACAAGCTAAGGGAAGCTGGTCATCCTGAATTAATTAAACTTTTAGACGAATAGGAGTCCAAAATGGCATTTACAGGCAACTTTATGTGTACTAGCTTCAAAGTACAGCTAATGACAGCAACGCACAACTTTACAACTGGTACTGGTAATACTTTTAAATTAGCAATGTATGACAACTCAGCGTCATTCACGGCTGCGACTACTGCGTATACAGCCACAAACGAAGTAGCTGCTTCTGGTACTTATTCTGCTGGTGGCGGTACGCTGACTAACGTTACACCAACATCGTCAGGAACTACAGCGTTTACCGACTTTGCTGACTTGTCATTTACATCTGCAACCATTACAGCATTTGGTGCAATGATTTATAACGACACAGCAGCTGGCGATCCTTCAGTATGTATCCTTGATTTTGGCGGTGCTAAAACCTCCACAGCAGGTACGTTTACGATTGTGTTCCCAACAGCAGACGCAAGCAACGCAATTATCCGCATTGCCTAGGAATGGTTAGGTGTCAACCAATTATGGGTGGGGTGAAGGCGCATGGGGCGCTGATGCTTGGGGAGACCTCAATACTGGTTGGGGTAGAGGCGACTGGGGTGGCGGTCCGTGGGGCGAAGCATACGTTGATGTAGTAGTTATATTAGGTGGCTGGGGTTATGGTGGATGGGGTGAAAGCCCTTGGGGTCAAGGTAGCGCTAGTGTAGTAGGCACAACGCAGCTTGGTTCTGTAACTGTTCAGACTACTGAAAATGTAAACGTTAATTTAGTAGGTGTTTTTGGTACAGGGCAGCTAGGCAGCGCAACGGTAACGGGAACGGCAGTTGTAGATGTAACTGGAGTAACCAGTACAGGACAGATTGGTTCAGTAACGGTTCAGGAAGGTTCTAGTGTTGCAGTTGTAGGGGTTTCTGGAACAGGTTTTGTAGGTTCTGTTAACGCACAGGCTGGTGCTGATGTTTCAGTTTCTGGGTTGTCAGGCACAGGATCGGTAGGGTCGGTTACTGTAACGGCTGGAGCAAATGTTGCTGTAACGGGAGTTAGCGGTTTTGGAGCGATAGGCAGTGTAGAAATTGATGGGTCGCTTTTAGTTGATGTTACTGGGGTTTCTGGTACAGCAAATGTAGGTTCTGTTGTAGCACAAGCTGGGGCTGATGTTGCGGTTACAGGAGTATCTGCGACAGGCAATGTAGGCTCAGTAACGGTTCAAGAAGGTGTTGGCGTCTTTGTCGTAGGAGTTGCTGGAACAGTTGCGCTTGGTACGGCTTCTGTAACAGGTACGGCAGTTGTAGACGTTGTAGGCGTAGCAGGGACTGTGGCAGTAGGGACGGTAGTAGTTACCCCCAGTATTGAAGTTTTAGTTACAGGCGTTGCAGGTACGGTTAGTGTAGGTAGCGTAACAACTATTGCTTCTGCTAACATAAGCGTAACGGGAGTACAAGGCACAGGACAAGTAGGAAGTGTTTTGGTTTGGAGTTTAATTGATGATAGTCAGAACCCAAATTGGACATTAATTAGGACAGCAGCATGAGCGATGTCACTATAGCCCTAGGCGGGTTTGGTAGTCAGGGGTGGGGAAGCGCAGCTTGGGGGGAGGGGAATGTATCAGTTGTAGCCACAGGAGCAGTAGGTTCTGTGACTTTTATACTAAATCCCATAGAAGTTACAGGCGTAGCGGGTACAGTTTTTGTAGGATCAGTTTCTGTAGCAGGAGCAGCTAATACCCCAGTTACGGGTCTGCAAGCTACAGGGTCTGTTGGAACGGTTAATGTAAATGTTATTACACCTGTAAATGTGGTGGGTGTTAGCGGTACGGCTAGTGTCACATCGGTAACGGTTTGGATCACCATTAATGACAACCAGACCCCGAATTGGGTTGAAATAGCAGCGTAAAATGGATATTATTAAATAAAGTAAGGACAAATTATGGCATCGACATATAGTGATCTTAAAATAGAGCTGATTGGTACAGGTGACCAGACAGGTACATGGGGAACCACGACCAACAACAACTTCTCTGTCGCAATTAGCGAAGCAATCACAGGATCTGCGGATGTCGCTTTTTCTAGTGCAGACGTTACAGTTACCCTTACGGATAGCAATGCGGCTCAAACAGCTCGTAACTTACGACTAAACCTTACAGGAACTTCTGGCGGGGCAAGGAACTTAATCCTTGGTTCAGGTTGTCAAATTGAGAAGTTGTACCTTATTAACAACGGATTAGCAGATGCCGTTACAGTAAAGAACACGTCTGGTACTGGAATTGCAGTCCCTGCTGGTAAGTCAATGTTTGTCTTTAATAACGGTACAAACGTAGTGGATGCAATCACTCATTTAAGTTCTTTGACTCTTGGTTCAGCCCTACCAGTAGCTTCTGGCGGTACAGGTGTTACTGCATCGACAGGTTCTACGGCAGTCGTATTAAGTACATCACCAACCATCATTACTTCTACCCTTACAGGCTACACAGAAACAGTCGTAGCTATCGGTACAGTTGGTGCATCGCATACATTCGTTATTACTACAGGTACAGTCCAAACCGCTACATTGACTGCATCGACACCTTGTACCTTTACGATGCCAACGGCTACTGCTGGTACATCGTTTATCCTAAGACTTACCCAAGCAGCTACAGGCATGACAACGGCAACCTTTACAGGTGTTCAATTTGCTGGCGGTACAGCTCCTACAATCACAGCCACAGCATCGGCAGTAGACCTCATCAGCTTTATAGCGGTTGGTTCTACTTGGTATGGTAGTGCTATTCAAAACCTTTCATAAGGGATTCGATAATGTTCGGTTCTCGTAATTTCTTATTTGCTAAAAGTGCTGGTGGTCCCGCTATTATTAGCGGTAAGTTGTTTATGTGGGCTGATAATTTTGCTGGTGCATTAGGCACAGGAAACGTAATATATCGTTCTTCACCAGTTCAAGTAGGAGCTTTGACTACTTGGACAAAATTATCAACAGGTAACCACACGATTGCAACTCAATCAGACGGAACTTTATGGACATGGGGTTTTGCTAATTATGGTGGATTAGGACACAATAATACAATTGCTCGTTCATCTCCTGTTCAAGTAGGTGCTTTGACAGACTGGAAAACACCTGTTGTTGGTGGCGATAATATATCTTTTTGTATTAAAACAGATGGAACTTTATGGTCATGGGGTAGAAATCAATTTGGTCAAATTGGATTAGGCGATACTGCTAATCGTTCTTCCCCAGTTCAAATTGGATCATCAACAACATGGACTGCAGTATCAGCAGCAAATGCTTATAATGCTTTAGCTGTTGACAATGGCAAACTTTTTGCATGGGGTAGAAATACTAATGGTGTATTAGGATTAGGTGACACCGCCAATCGTTCTTCACCTGTCCAAGTTGGTTCTCTGACTACTTGGGCTACACCATCCGTTGGTGGCAGTCTGTCTTTATGTATTAAAACCGATGGCACATTATGGGCATGGGGTCTAAATTCTAGTGGTCAATTAGGAACTGGTGATACTGTATCTCGTTCTTCACCTGTCCAAGTTGGCGCATTAACCAATTGGAAAACTCCAACATCTGGAGGTGGATTTTCTTTATGTGCTAAAACAGATGGAACATTATGGTCATGGGGTTATGGTGGTTTTGGTAATTTAGGAATAGGGAACGTATATAATCGTTCTTCTCCAGTACAAGTTGGATCATTAACTAATTGGGTAACCCCGCAGGCTGGAAATACAAATAGTGCTTGTACTAAAACAGACGGAACAATATGGACTTGGGGTAATAATAGTGCTGGTCATTTAGGAATAGGCAATACCGCTAACCGTTCTTCACCTGTCCAAGTTGGTTCTCTGACGAGTTGGGCTGTACCAGCAGCAGGCGTACAAACAGTTGGTTGTATACAAGGAGTAGGAACCGCCGCCCCAGTAAACCTAACAGTCCCAGTTGTTTCAGGAACAGCACAAGAAGATCAAACACTATCTTCTACTACAGGTACATGGGGTCAATTCCCATCTAGTTTTGCTTATCAATGGCAACGAGGTACTAGCGATATTGTCGGTGCGACATCTAGCACTTATACAATTCAAGCAGCCGATGTCGGATCTACGCTCCGTTGCGTAGTAACAGCTACAAATGGTATTGGATCAACACCAGCTAACTCTGCTAATACAGCTACAGTAACAGCTCTTCCTAGTGGTAAGTTGTTTATTGTTGGAAACAATGATACAGGACAGATAGGCGATGGAACTGCAGCTAGGCGTTCTTCTCCTACACAAGTTGGAGCATTAACTACTTGGAAAAAAGTAACAACAGGCAATTGTACACTTGCAGTTAAAACTACTGGAGAGCTGTGGGCTTGGGGTTCTAATTATGATGGTCAATTAGGATTAAATGCTCTTGGAAGCCGTTCATCTCCTGTTCAGGTTGGTGCTTTAACAAATTGGAAAACACCAGAATCTAACAACAATAATATTTCTTTTTGTACTAAAACAGACGGAACTTTATGGAGTTGGGGTAAAAATAGTTCTGGTCAATTAGGGCAAAACAATACAACTGATCTTTCTTCCCCAGTTCAAGTTGGTGCGTTAACTGATTGGGCTACAATAAGTTCTGGTGTTGGTTTTGCTTTGTGTGCTAAAACAGACGGAACATTGTGGGCTTGGGGATACAATGGTTCTGGAAGATTAGGTCTAAACGATACTGCTAATCGTTCATCACCAGTTCAAGTTGGGGCGTTAACAAATTGGAAAATACCAGCAGCAAATGGTAATTTTTCAATGTGTACTAAAACTGACGGAACATTGTGGGCTTGGGGATACAATGGTGCTGGACAATTAGGACAAAATAATACAGTTGCTCGTTCTTCACCAGTTCAGGTGGGAACATTAACTGATTGGTCTAAACCTGATGGCGGTCAAGCTTTTGCTTTGTGTTCTAAAACTGATGGAACACTTTGGTCTTGGGGAGCTAATGCTTATGGTCAATCAGGCACAGGTAATACTACTTATTATTCTTCACCTAAACAAATTGGTGCATTAACTAATTGGTCTACTCCAAAAGCAGGTAGTAATATGGCTGTATGCCTTAAAACAGATGGAACACTGTGGGGCTGGGGTTATAACGGTCGTGGTGACTTAGGCTTAGGCGATATTGCTAATCGTTCTTCCCCTGTTCAAGTCGGTGCTTTAACTACTTGGGTTGTACCAGCAGCAGGTGCAAATACATCTGGTTGTATACAAACACCATGATGTACTTTCTATCAGGACTACCCCGTTCAGGATCCACTGTTTTAGCTGCGTTGCTAAATCAGAGAAACGACATCCATGTAACTCCAACTTCAGGACTTATTGATATATTTGGTGCTGTAGTTCAAACATGGGAAAACAACCCATCAACCAAAGGTCAAAGGCAGACTAACGAGCATCTTTACGAAACACTTAGGAAGTTAATTCCTGTGCGGGATGACGGCAAGATTACTGTTGACAAGTCTAGGGGTTGGGTAGCACCGCAGATTCAAAAAACAATGGGTGAAGTCTTAGGATCACCAATGCGAATTGTAGCGACTGTTAGGGATGTGGCTACTTGTGCAGCATCTTTTGCCAAGATTGCTAAACCTGCAAATTTTGCTGAGTTCTGTAATGGACACCTAATAGGACACCTAAAAGGTTCTTACGCTACCCTACACCAAGGCTATACCGAGCATCCTGAAAACATTTTGTTTGTTGAATATGATGAGTTAATGTCAGACCCACAGGCGGTCATTTCTAAGATAGAAGCCTTTTGGAATCTACAGCCTTTTGCTCACGACTTTAATAATATTGACGGCAATTCAGTCGCAGAGGATGACGAGAACGCTTGGGGTATTGTTGGACTACACGACATTAAGCCTGAACTAAAGAACACAGGCACATCCGCCAAAGAAGTCTTAGGCGAGTTTGAGTATCGATTCCACGCACCTAAGTTTTGGAAAGGCGAAACAGAGCCTAAGAAAGACATACTAGACTTCCAAGTAGAAGCTGCCATGCGTGGTGAGTTTGAGGCTGCTGAATCAATGTGCAGAATTCTTTTAGAAACAAGACCACATGATGACCGAGCAGCCTTTAATCGTGGCTGGTACGCACTAAGACATGGCAACTTAAAAGAAGGTTTTGAATTGCTTGATAGAGGTCGTAACGAAGAAATATTTGGTAACCCAAACCCCTCGTCAATGCCAAGATACGATGGCAGACCTTTAAATGGAGAGGTTGTTTTATTGGTACTAGAAGGTGGTCGAGGTGACGAAATACACTCCGCTAGATGGGCTAGAGAAATTGTCAGTCGTGGTGGTGTCTGTGTGGTTGCCTGTATGCCTGAGTTGGCTGGCTTAATGATGTTGGTTGATGGCGTGTCTGCGGTAGTTGAATCAAGGGCTGCTGGCGGTGTGTACCATGACTACCATGTACTAGGAATGTCAGGATATCTCAGTTTCTTAACAGTCAATAACGCACCTTATATCCCTTGTAAGACGATTAAACCTAATGGCAAGATTGGATTGCGGTGGCAAGGTAACCCACGCTTTGAGCATGAGCATAATAGAGTATTTGACCCAACACCATTGTTTACAATACCAGCAGAGTTAGTCAGTCTGCAACGGGATGTAGGTATAGATAACATCCCTGACCATGTGCAAAAACCTTGCTTAGATACTTGGTTACATACCAAGGCGGTTATTGAAAGTGTGGACAAGGTTATTAGTTCTTGCACCTCAGTTGCACATTTAGCAGCAGCAATGGGTAAAGAAACTTGGATTATTAGCCCTATACTCCCGTATTATTTATGGGCTGATGGCAAGGACACAAGCATCTGGTATCGTAATGTCAGACTGTTTAGGCAAGAGAAATTTGGCGATTGGGATACCCCATTAGCTAAAGTGACTGGTGAGTTTAACCAAAATATTAGGAGAATCAAATGAGTTTAAATATTCGCATTGAAAATGGTGAAGTTAAAGATGTTTGGGATACCCCACCTGATAGCAGACCTGGCTGGAAAACTGCTATTGAGGTAAGACCTGCCATTACCCCACATCGTCAATACTACACAGGACATACCTTTGATTTGACCAAAGACCCTGTAGAAATAGTTTATGGCGTTGCAGATATATCTGTGGCTGACCGCAAAGAAGGCATGAAACAAAATGCTGCAATGGCATTTAATATGCTATTTAGACAACAAGCAGCCGACCCATCTACGTATGACCCTGTAGCCCTGCAAGCTGCTAAAGATGCTGTTGCACCAAGACAAGCTGCTATTGATGCCTGTACTACGCATGACGAACTTGACGCTTTAATTTGAAGTCCTTATTTTTTTCTTATGATGTAAAGGTTAGCGGTGCTTACATTATTAGACTAAAAGGACACGAGCTATCAGAGTCATTAGCTAAACGATGTGCAGATTCATGCGATAAAGTTGGAATGAGGTACCAATATTGGGATGCGTTTGACGGAACAAAGGATGGTATTAATCCACCAGAGAACTTAAATCCTTTTATGAGAATGGTAAAGATTGCCGACCATTTTTTAACTAGGTCAGAAGTGGCTTGTGCTTTATCCCACATTAGTTTGTGGGCAAAATGTGTAGAAGATGATGTACCGTTGGTTGTTTTGGAGCATGACGCTATTATGGTTGCACCTTATCGTGAACATACTGTGTATAACTCTATTTCGTACTTAGGCTGTAATGAGCAAGTAAAGCAAAACTGGCAGGTGTTACCAACACCGCCACATGGTTCGATGGGGACAAATTATCATTTTATGTGCAGAGCGCACGCTTACTCCATAGACCCAGCGGTAGCAAAGAATATGCTTGCTCATGTATTGAAGTACGGTATTAATAGTTCGTTAGACTGTATGTTACGAGCAGACATATTTCCAATGCACCAGATGGGCGTATACGCTTATGACGAAGGCAGTCGTGAAAATACCACGATATTAAACAGAGCAGGAACAGACCGAAGCACCATTAGAAACGATAACTTAGAGAGATAAATGAAAAAGATACTAATCATGGGTTTGCCAGGTTCAGGTAAGACTTATTTAGCCCAAGCTCTAAAGAAGTATTTAGAATCAAACGGTACTCGCAAAGATTATGGCGAAGTCTTTACTAGCTTTAATGCACAGGTTAATTGGTTTAACGCTGATGAGGTTCGTAAGAAGTACAACGACTGGGATTTTTCCAACGAAGGTAGAATCCGTCAATCTTTACGCATGGCTCAGTTTGCCCTAGAAGCTGGCGGTGATTATGTTATCTGCGACTTTGTAGCACCGTTGGTTGAGATGCGTAATAACTTTAAAGCCGACTGGACTGTCTGGATGGACACCATAGATGCTGGTCGGTATGAGGATACTAACAAAGCCTTTATCCCACCAACAGTTTATGACTTCCGTGTCACCGAGCAGAACTGCGAGAAGTGGGCTGAGTTTATCGGCAACCACATTATTGAAAACCGCAGACGTCCAGTCTTTAACTGGCAATCTGAAACCGTACAGATGCTTGGTAGATGGCAACCTTGGCATGAAGGACATAGAGCTTTGTTTGAAAGAGCTATTGCCAAGACGGGTCAAGTAGTTATTCAGATTCGTGATTGCCAGGGCTGGCAAGGTTCTAACCCATTTGCCATCGAGCAAGTTAAGAACAATATTAAGCGGGATTTAGACCCCCTATTCCAAGGGCAGTATGAGATTCAAGTAGTGCCTAACATTACAAACATCACCTACGGCAGAGATGTAGGCTACAAGATTGAGCAAGAAACTTTTGATAAAACCATAACCGATATATCCGCAACCAAGATCCGCAAAGAAATGGGGCTGACATGAAACAGTTTGTAGAGGCTAGAAACTTAGAGGGCGGGCTAATTGAACCAGCCCATGAGGTAGAGGTTATTTGTGCAGCCTGTGGATACGACTTAGATAAAGCCGAGCTAGAGGCAGATACCTGTTCAGACTGCGGTGCGCCTTTAAACCTAAGACAGCATATTTCTATCCATGCTACGTCTGTTCCTGCCGCTGGCGGAGAGGTGTTTTAAATTGAATCATGCCCGATCCGTTTGGAATTATAGATGGCACGAAACAGGTCACAAAGACTCTTAATGAGTCTGTAAAGGCGTCTGAAGAATTAAGTAAAGCAATTGATGGCGTACTGGCGGTAGCGGATAAGGCAGCAAAAGAAAGATCAGCATCAAGGAAGAATTCAAGGGTTGTTAGCCCTGATACCACCACCATCATTGAGGCGGTAGATGAGTTTCAAAGGCTGATGTTAGCCAAGCAGTCTGAAGAAAAGATTAAACACGAAATAGTTAAGAAGTATGGCGAAAAAGCGTGGGAAGAAATACAGGGTATTAAAGCTAGAAAGCAGTGGGAAGACAAGCGTGATAAGTATTTAGAGCAAAGCGATAGACGGGTAATGAAAAGCGTTATGGCGTTGTGTTACATATTTGCAACTTGGGTTGCTTACGAATGCACATGGGGTAGATGGAAATGAATATGCAAGACCTTTTAAAAGCGGTTATTCCTATTGTGGTTGTTTGCCTAGGTTGGCTACTCGGTCAGGTATCTTCATTCCAAACTCGCCTTACTCAGATAGAAGGCAAGATGCCAGCCTTAATTACCAACGAAGGCGTACCAACAGACAGCCCAATATCAGCAGAAAAACGGGCAAAGATGCGTGAAGAACTTTATAAAGAACTGCATGATCTCCATGTGCGGGTCAAACTCCTTGAAGAAAGAGCAAAAAAATGATTACCCTGTTTACCACCCTTATATCCTTCTTGTCAGGAGGATTGCCTAACCTATTAGGGTTCTTCCAAGACAAGTCCGACAAGAAGCATGAGATGGAAATGGCTCGTTTGCAGACCGAACGGGAACTACAGATGGCAGAGCGTGGCTTTGCCGCCCAAGCCCATGTAGAAGAGATTAAGACCCAGCAGATTGAGATGCAGACTCAAGCCCAAGAAAGGGAGTCTTTGTATGCTCACGACATCGAGATTGGCAAAGGTGCGTCCCAGTGGGTTATTAACTCTAGGGCGATGGTCAGACCAGCCATTACCTACGGTATGTTCATAATGTTTATGTTTGTAGAACTGTTTGGGTTCTGGTTTGCATTCTATCGGGAAGTGCCATTTGACGTAGCGCTTAACCTCCTATGGGATGATGAGACCCAGATTATCTGGGCATCAATTGTATCTTTTTGGTTCGGGACTCAGGCATTTAGTAAGAAATGAAAGTAAGCGATAAAGCAATCAAAATGATTAAGCACCACGAAGGTGTCCGCCAGCGTCCCTACCGCTGCCCCGCCAAGTTGCATACGGTCGGGGTGGGCCATGTACTTTACCCCCGTCAGGCTCAGTTAAAGATGGAAGAACGGGATGCCTACCCACTGGAATACAAAGATGACCGTACCTTTTCGATGGAGGAAGTAGATGACATTCTTAGAGACGATCTTAATCGCTTTGAGCGAGGTGTTGAACGCTACTGTCCCGTTAAGCTCACTCAAGGTCAGTTCGATTCTCTTGTTAGTTTTGCTTTCAATGTTGGTCTGGGAACACTACAGCGCAGCACCCTCCGTCAGAAAGTTCTTCGGGGCGAGATGGAAGAAGCAGCAGAAGAGTTCTTGAAATATACGCTCGCTGGGGGTAAAGTACTGAAAGGCTTAGTTACTCGTAGAAACGATGAACGAGCATTGTTCTTATCCTAGGGTAAACCCGTATGCCACTGCAAAAACTACAATTTAAACCAGGATTAAACAGAGATCAGACTAACTACACCAATGAGGGTGGGTTCTTTGAGTGCGACAAAATCCGCTTTCGCTCAGGCTATCCTCAAAAAATGGGCGGCTGGCTTCGTTATGGTTTATTTACTGTTGTGGGAACCTGTCGGCAAGTCTTTAATTGGATTACCACGGTTGCAGATAACTACCTAGCTCTTGGAACTTCTAGAAAACTATACATAGAAGCAGGACAGACCTTATACGACATTACCCCAATACGAGCTACTTTTGTATCTCCAGCAACCAATAACTGCTTTACCACGGTTAATGGCTCTAAAACGGTTACGGTAGCTATCTCATCCCACGGTGCTACGGATGGGTCTTATGTCACGTTTTCTGGTGCTGTAGCGGTAGGTGGGATTACAGCACCAAACTTAAATACTGAATTTATTATTACTTATGTAGATTCAAACTCTTTTAGGATTACCGCAGCTACAGCAGCTACATCTTCAACCTCTGGTGGAGGAACATCTGTTTCAGCCGCCTTCCAAATCAATGTAGGCAACGATGGCGGTATTGCTGGATACGGTTGGGGCGCAGGTTCATGGGGTACGGTTGGTTGGGGTTTAGGAGCTGCTACTCCTGCTTATGCACCACAGAGGGATTGGTTCTTACAAAATTTTGACGATGACCTAGTAGCTAATATCCGTGATGGAGCAATCTACTATTGGAAGTATTCTGGTGGTGTGGCGACTAGAGCCGCTTTGTTGTCTGCTACAACCATAGACGGTGTTGCTCCTGCTGATGTACCTACTCAGGCAATGCAGGTATTAGTTTCCCAGAACGATAAACACTTGTTGGCTTTTGGCTGTACACCGTTTGGTGGAGGAACGTCAGACCCCTTATTAATCCGTTTTGCCACCCAAGATCAACCTAATGTCTGGACTCCGTTAGTTACCAATTCAGCAGGATTCTTACGGGTATCCCGTGGTTCTGCCATAGTCTGTGCCGTAGCAACTCGTCAGGAGATCCTTGTATATACAGAAGGAACCCTTAATTCTTTACAGTTCCTAGGCACTACGGACGTATTCGGTCTTCAAGAGCTTTCTGATAACATTTCAATCCTTAGTCCACGGGCGGTCGTTACTGTTAATAACACGGCTTATTGGATGGGGCATGATAAGTTCTATGCCTATGGCGGACGGGTAGAGACCCTCCCATGTACCCTAAGAAACCACGTATTTGAGAACCTTAACTACAATCAAGCCGATCAGATTATCTCAGGAACAAACGAAGGCTGGAATGAAATCTGGTGGTTTTACCCAACGGCAGACAGTCAAATTAATAACGCCTATGTGATCTATAACCACTTAGAAAAGATTTGGTACTACGGCACAATAGATCGCACTGCATGGTCAGACTCGTCTCTAAGGGAATATCCTCAAGCAGTTACCACAACGTCTTTTACAGGCTCTCTTAATAACAGTACAACCCTCAATGTGACTGCAATATCCACAGGAACCCTGCAAGTAGGCTCAGTCATTACGGGTACTGGAGTAGCCACAGGCACTAAGATTACTGCTCTAGGAACGGGTACAGGCGGAATAGGCACTTATACCGTTAATATCTCCCAGCTAGTAGTCCAGACCGCAATGATTGCCGACAGTATTATCTATAACCACGAGCAGGGTTTAAACGATGACACAACGGCAATGACCTCTTATATTGCCTCGTCAGACTTTGATCTTGTGGACGGGGATCAGTTTATCCTGACCAAACGGATTATCCCTGACCTTAACTTTGCGGGATCGACTGCCACCTTGCCTGCGGTCACAATGTTAATAAAACCACGAAACTTTCCTGGCAACGCATATTCCAATACAGAATCTCAGCAGGTTATTGAGACCTCGGTAGACGTATATACTGAGCAAATCTTTATGCGGGCTAGGGCTAGACAGATGGCTATTCAGATTCAATCATCTGACTTAAACGTCCAATGGCAGTTAGGCAGTCCTAGATTGGATGGCAGACCAGATGGGCGTAGATAATGGGAATGCAACGGTTCCGTGCGCCAGCGTTACCTCTGGCTCCAGTCGAATACGACCAACAGCACATGGCGCAGTTAATTGGGGCATTAAGGCTTTACTTTGCGCAAGGCGACTCCAATACTCCTTTACAAATGGACGGCTTACGGCTATTAAATCTACCAACATCGGGGTACAATTTGCCAGACGGCACTGTATTTCAGGTTGGCGAAGACTTGCGAATTGTTGTACCTTATATTTCTTATCTATTTGGAGTATCAGCCACAGCTAGTGTGGGGACTGTAACGGTGACTATTGTATGAACTTTAACTCTAAGAGGCTTGTATGGCAGGCTTAAAAACACTCGCTAAAGAACTTCAAAGCAAAGGTCGCTATGGCGATACTATCCTCGCCCATATTAATCCTCAAGAAGCAGGCATCTTAAAAGCTTTAGGCGGATCAGGAACAAGAAACCCAGATACGGGTTTACCCGAATTCTTTTATAAAAAATATATTAGCCCTGCAATTGCATCTATTAACCCATTTAATCCTGGCAGTGGTCTAAACAAAACAATTAATACTACTCCTATTATTGGTGATATTAATCAAGCTGCTAATAAGTTAGGCACACAGATATTTCAACCTATAGAAAAAGCCATTGTTCAACCTACTAGTCGTGGATTAGCAGATTTTGATAAACAGGTAGCAAAGACAATTCCGGGTGGTTGGTCAACTGTTGGTCAAGTAGCTCTTGCAGCAACAGGCGCTCCAGTACCGTTACAAGTAGGTTACGGTGCAGCTAGAGGTGCTGGACTAATGCGTACAGGTTCTTCTCTTCAAAGAGCTGACCTTAAAGGTGCTGTAATAGGTGGCGCCACAGCTTATGCTAGTGCAGAACTAGGTGATTATATGCGTGGCGCTGTACCTCCTGGTACTGAAGGGACAACACAATCTTTAACTGAGGCAGTAGCTAAAGAAGCTGCTCCAGAATTATTAAATTCAGTGCCATATGAACCGTTAGTAGAGTTGGGTAATGTAGCTCCGCCACCACCTATAACACCAAATATTGATCCTGGATATTTTGATGTAGATCCTGGCTTGCCTAGTGTATATAATCCCCCTGCCCCTCCACCACCACCTTCTTTCTTGGACAGGATGGGAACAAAAGCTGGCGATGCAGTGAGTGGGACTGCTAAATACGTTACTGAACTTCCTACAACTGGGGTATCGGAAGTAGCAAGAACTGGTGAGGGTATTCAAAACTTGCTTGGTGCTGGAGAAATGACAGCTAAAGAAGCAGCTAAATTAGCAGCCAAAACAGGCATAGATCCAATGAAAATGGCTGGAATAGTTATTGCTGGTGAATCAACCCTTGCTGGTATGGAAGAGCAACGTAAATACCTTGAAGAAGCAAAACGAGCTAACGCAATTAGCCAAGCTGAATATGACCGAGCTATGGCAAGCATTATTAGCCAAAGAGATTATGCCGCTGATGTGGTTAGCAAAAATCAATTTAATCCTAATCCAAGCCGTGATGTATCTATTGGTGAGACCTTTTATGGTCGTAGCGGAGAAGGTGAAAATCTATATGCTCGTTTGCCTACCTCACAAAGTACTTTGTACGCTATGGGCGGTCAAGTAGATGATGAACTAGGCGGTGATTACTCTGCTATGGGCATGGATCAGGGCAATCTCCAAAAGGGTTTATTTGGTATGGGATATGCTTTTGGCGGTATGCCAAATCTAGCCCTAAGTAGACTCTCTCAGCCAGCTTTTAATGAAGGTGCTGTAGGTGGTATGCAGCAGTTTGCTGAAGGTGGCACTCCTAGATTTTTATCAGGTGGTGGAGATGGAATGTCAGACTCTATCCCTGCCACAATTAACGATAAGCAACCAGCCCGTTTAGCAGATGGGGAGTTTGTTATCCCTGCCGATGTGGTTAGTCATTTAGGTAATGGTTCTTCCAAGGCTGGTGCAAAACAGTTATATTCTATGATGGATAAGATACGCAAAGCTCGTACAGGCAACCCAAAGCAAGGCAAACAAATCAACCCACGCAAGTATCTTCCTGCGTAAAGGACTAATATGGCAACTTCTACCTCAATATCAACAGCACTAACAGACGTCCCAGAGGTCTTACGCCCGTATATTACTGGTGCTGGTGGTGTGCTTCCTACGGCACAGACTCTTTTATCTAAAGACTATCAAACTACCTATGGCGCTCCGTTACAACAAGCTGGTCTAGCAGGGTCAGGTCGTGTGGCTGGTTTGTCTCCTATGCAGCAACAGATAGGAACTCAGTTAGGGCAGATGGCAACACCTACTCAGTTTGGTACAGGTACGGGTGCGGCTCAGTTAGGTGTTGGTTCTACCGCTTTAGGTTTGGGTGCGTTGGGTTCTATGTTAAGCCCAGAGCAAACCGCTATGTATATGTCTCCTTACTCTCAAAATGTTATTGACGTTAACAAAGCAGAAGCCACAAGGGATGCACAAAAAGGTTTAATGTCTGGTAATTTAGCCGCAGCCCGTCAAGGTACTTATGGTGGCGCTAGACAGTTACTTTCGCAAACTGAACAAGAACGTAATCTACAGAATAAATTAGGAAACATCCAAGCTACAGGAATGCAGAACGCCTTTGAAGCAGCACAAAAAGCGCAATTGGCTCAAGCTGCTGGTTACGGTCAACTAGGTCAAACTTATGGTCAGTTGGGTCAAACTTACGGTGCTTTAGGTACTGCTCAACAAGCTTCAGACATTGACCGTATTAAGACTCAAGGTGCATATGGTGACCTCCAGCGTGGCGTTCAGCAACAACAATTAGATGCTCAGTATCAAGACTTAATGTCTAGATTGAACTATCCATTAACCAGTATTGAGACTATGAGCAACTTAGCCCGTGGTGTACCATTAACACAGACCGCAAGCTCTGGGTCTCAGACTACGCCTCCACCTAGTTTTGCTAGTCAATTAGCTGGTATGGGCATAACAGGACTTGGTCTTTACAATATGTTTGGAAAATAAATTATGAGCATATTAGGCGCACTAAAACAACAAACTGAGTCTATTGACGACTTAGCAAAACTTCCACAAATCCTGATTATGCAGATGGCTCAAAAGGGTCAAATCCGTGAAGATATGCTTGCCCCGATCCTTGGGCGTAAGGCAGAGATGGCAGAAGCCGTTGCTCGTATGCAAGCCCTACAGGGTGGTAATCAGCCACAGCCTTCTGTACTAGAGCAAGTCATGGCTACTAATGCTATGGCAGAACAGCCAGCAGTTGACAACATGGGCGTTGCTCAAATCCCCGTTCCTGAAAGACAGTACGCTGGCGGTGGAATTATTGCCTTTGATGAAGGCGGTGATGTAGAAGATGATGAAGAAGATCGTATTCGCAAGTCTCGTATGGAATCGTTTGGTGTGCCTGTAGAGCAGTTATACGCAATGCTCTCCAACATTCCAAGCAAAGTAAAAGAAATTATTCCTCAATCATTTGCTGCTGAACGAGCAAAAGCAGGGATTCCTGTTGAAAACGCTCCAGCTACAGCATCCATGCCAGCAGTCAAAAAGGGTAGTCATAAGTATGAGGATTTGGTTATTCAAGAGGCAACCCGTCAAGGTGTAGATCCTCGGTTAGCTGTCCATGTGCTGTATAAAGAAACAGGTAATCTAGCTAACCCAGAGTCCGCTAAATCAAAAGCTGGTGCATTAGGCGTTATGCAATTGATGCCTGGAACCGCTAAAGAGTTAGGGGTTAATCCTTTAGATCCTATGGAAAATATCCAAGGTGGTATTTCCTACTTAAAGAAAATGTACAACAAATACCAAGATCCAGCGTTGGCAGCGGCAGCCTATAACGCAGGTCCGGGCAGATTAGATCGTGCTTTGAGATCAGAAGGCGGTATTGGCAATCTACCACGAGAGACTAGAAACTATATGGTTGGTCTTGCTTCTGGCGGTGAGGTTAAGCACTTCCAATATGGCGGTAGCACGATGGGTGGTTTTGAAGATTTACCTCCTGATGATATTTTTGTTCCTCGTCCAGACCTCAGTGATGTAATTGATCCAGCGTCTGGTCAAACGTCATTTAGTGGGTATAGTCAACCATCTAAAAAGAAAGAAACCGCCAAGAAAGAGCCTGCTACACCAGCCGCGCCAGCCCTAACCCCAGAAGAAATAGCTCAATATACCAATCCTCCTAAAGCAGCCGAGCGAGATATCTTTGCTGAAATAGTTGCTCAACGCAAAGAAGATAGGGAAGCCATTAAAAAGAGTGCTGCCGAAGATCGTAACTTAGCTTTATTGGCAGCTGGACTTGGAATGTTAGGTGGAACTTCGCCTTATGCGTTTACTAACATTGGTGCTGGCGGTGCTAAGGGCGTAGAGACTTTAGCCGCATCGAAGGCTAGACGGGCTGCTGAAATGAGTGCATTAAACAAATCAGAAGTAGAAGGTTTGTACTATGGTGAAGAAATAAAAAGACGCAATCTTGCTCAACAGTCTGTAGATCTAGATAGGGCAAGAGATAACTTTAAAAACTATAACGATAGAGTATTAAAAAGTTTCTTTATGGAAGGAGTTCCTAGAACAGCCAAACAAGAAGAAGCATATACAAAATTTATTAGCACGGATCCAATCTATCAACAGCTATATAAAGACGCAAGGATTTCAAACATATCTGCACCTAGAACATCAGTAATCAAATACAATCCACAGACACGATCACTAGGACAGTAAAAATCCATGCCGATTGTCAATGTCGAAGGGGTCGGTCAGGTTAGTTTCCCTGACACAATGGCGCCTGAAGAAATTAAAAATGCCATTGAGCGAGATATTCTCCCCCAATTTCCTGAGATATTAGCCAAACAAAGCAGAACCATTGGTGAAATGGCTACCGATGTTGTAGCTCCAATTGGTAAAGGAATTGGCTCATTGCTTCAGATTCCGGGGCAAGTTTCTGGTCTTATCACAGGACGTCCAGATGAAACCACGGGACTTCAAGGAGTTGGTAAACGGCTTGAAGCATTTTCCGAAGAAGCCAAGTCGCCTGCATTAAGAGCTAAAGAAACTCTAAGAAGTCAAAAGATTTCCCAAGCAGAAGGTCTTTTAGATGAGGCTGGTACTGCTATTGGGCAGACTCTTAAAGATCCAGCTTTACTTAGCTCCTTTATTTTTGAACAAATTCCCAACCTAATTGGAACAATGGGCGGTGGCTTATTGACTCGTGGCGTAGTCAAAGTAGCCATGAAAAACGCTACCGATGATGTCTTTGCCAAAGCGGGTGTTCGTGGTGCGATTGGTACAGGCGCTACCATGCAAGGCGCAGACATTGGTACAGCAACCTATGAGAATGTTTATAACGAATTAATTAGTCAGGGCGTTGATGATCAAACCGCCATGAGAGAGGCTTTATCTCGTGGTCGTATGGCAGCCGTTCAAGCCGCAGCCCTTACAGTTGGCACATCTTTTGGAGCTGGCTCTACCATTGAAAAAGCTTTAACTCGTGGCATGGCTGGAGTCCCCAAGACAGGGATTATCCGTGGAACCTTGGGCGAGACCCTCAGCGAAGCCGTAGAAGAGGGTGGCGGTCAATTAATCTCAAATGTTCAATTACAGGGTGTAGCACCCGAAACAGATGTCCTTAAGGGAGTAGGTGCAGCCGCTGGTCTTGGAGCTGTTGGTGGTGCTTTATTTGGTCTACCTGCCAGTTTTTTAAATAAAGCGAATGCGGTTGAGTTAGAGAGAGCCAAAGCCCAACTGGAAGAAGCCAAACGTAAGGCAGCCGAAACCCTTCAACCACAACAAGTAAATCTAGCAATTGGTTATGACCCCACCGTAGAGGGTAGCGGAGTTTATACCCCGATTATTGTCAATCCTGACGGCACTACGATCTTTCCTAGCGAGCGTACTCAGTTTGCCCCTACCGCTACCTCAGAACTGTCTGAGGAGGGCTTTAGAGAGAAGTATGGGATTGCCAGCCCAGAGCAGATTAAAGATCGTACTTTTGATGCCGACCGCATTAGGTCTTTTGGTATCTCTCCCAAGGCTAATCTGTATAAAAACCAAGATATTTTGGGTGCAGATATTGCTAACCCACAAGAAGCAGCTAAGGTTAAAGAAGCTCTTCAGGACTACCTTAAAAGGTATCCAAAAGCCAATCCTACGATTCGTAAGAATATTGAAGACTACCTAACAAGGCCCGAGTTCCAACCTCTGCCTGTATCGGAAACGCCTACCCAGATTACCGAGGCTACGACCACTCCAGAGGCAGATGCTAAGGCTCTTCGTGACCGCATGATTAAAGGCTTTAAAGACCGCCCAGAGATCAAGAAGATTTACGATGAATATGACAAGTTTATACAGTCTAAAGATGTAGATAAAGCCGCCCTGTCTGCGTTTAATAATATTGTTTCGTCAGAAGTCTTAAAAGGCTTAGGCATTAACCCAGTCGCTACAATCTATCAAGATCCAGAAGTACTTAATGCCGACTTATCCGTCCCTGAGAATGCCGATCGAGTCCGTGCTAAGTTGATGGCATTTAAGGATCAATCAAAGAGCCAGATAGTTAAAGACAATATTGACACTTATCTAAATCGTACTGAGTTCCTTACCCCTCAATATATCTATGACATCCTCAATCCTCCCCTAGAAATAGAAGGTAAGGCGGAAGGTCAAGAACAGTTTGTGTTCATTGATCCAGAGGGAAACATCCAGACTAAATACGGAACCATTGTTCAAAAGGGCAAAAAACGTTTTGCCAAGTACAAGGATGGCGAAAGGGAGTTAACCGAAAATGTTCTTGTTAATCCAAATCCCGATCAAGTAGAAATACTAGAGCTGTATAAACGCAAAGAAAAACTTGAAAAAGAGCCAGATGAATTTAAGAAATGGATGATGGGCTTTGGAATTGATCCGTCCGAGAGGGCTGATATTGGTATTGATAAACGGATTCCCAATCGTCTATTCCGCAAGGGCGGTATGTTCCTTGATGATTTATTAAGGATTGCTATTGAGCAAAACATCCTAACGGCAGCCGATGTAGATCTAAATAGCGTAGACGGTGGTGTTAGTGACTTTAGAGAACTAATCCGCACATCGGTTGATGGTGGATTCGTGCCAACGCCCCAAAACATTCGTGTCATAAGGGATTTGGAGTCCATTCAAAACAACATTGAATACCTAGAGAACAAGCTAAAAGGCGCTCCAGAGGAGGCTATTGCAGAAGAGTTTAAGGGAGACGCTGAAGGAAAAGGAACTTTAGAGTCTCGGGAAGGCGGCAAACCATCTAAGATTTCCAAAGAAGATCAACTTCTTGAAAAAGAATTAACTGGCAAAACAATTACCGAGGTATCTGACTGGTCTGTCAAGAACGCACCTAATAAGTTTGCTAAAGTAATTGCCAAAATGGTAAACAAGCGGATCAAAGAGATCGAAGCCCGTGGCATTAAGTTGAGCTTTGTTATTCATTCTGGTAGTAAAAGACCAGTCAAAATGATGGAAGCTAAAGGTTCTGTAAACTTTGATTATTCTGCCAACATATTAGCCAATATAGAGTTAAATCTCAATGGTGCAGCCATATTAGACAATCAATTTGGCTATCCATCTGGCATGAACTATACAACTATTTTGCATGAGTTGTTGCACGTTGCCACCAGCGGTCAACTATTCACGGAGTCTAAGAACGATAAATTGGTGGTTGAATTAAACGATTTACGCAATCAGGTTGTCAAATACTACAACGAAAAAATTGCAAAGAAGGAACTTACTCCGTTTATGCAACGGATATATAACAAAGAAATTAACGCATTACGCAACATTGATGAGTTAGTTTCTTGGGGATTAACCGATAAGGATATGCAAACCTTCTTGAGCGAGATTAAAGTTGGCGAGAAGACCGCATTTACCAAATTAGTACAGTTAATTAGAGAGATTCTTGGCATCAACAAGGACTACGAATCTGCCTTAGATCGTTTGATCAGAACTTCTGAGTCTGTTCTTAGCGAAGATATTGATATGATTGGCGATCGGATTATATCTAGAGGATATAGCTTTGGTCAGAAACCAACGGGCAAAAAGGGCGCATCTGGTCAAGGAACTTTATTTCAAAAAGAAATGAAGGGTACCTTTGAAGGGCTGACTGAAGATGAAAAGAACTTACTGCGTAAACAGTTTGTTCAAGAAGAGGCTACCGTAGGACAGAAGTTTGAGAATCTAAAAGATAACTTCTTTGAGCGGTTTATTACGGGTGTCTTTGACGAGTTCCGAGCAATCAAAAAGTACTCAACCGAAGGCTATATGATGGCTCGTTTATCGAAGTCCATCGATGGCGGTTTACAGGGACTTTTAGAGCATGGTCAGGTTTACTTGAAGGACGGAGCGTTAGATATTCGTCCCAATACAAAAGGCTTGCTGGCAATCCTAGAGCCATTAGGCACTGAGGTAGACCAATATCAAATGTGGAAAGCTCTGAATCGTGATGCACGGATGCCTCCTGATAAACGGTCATTTGATGACGCTACCATTCAGTTGCGGGATAAATTATCCCAAGGCAAGTTAAATGGTAAATCCCGTAAAGAACTCTATGACAAAGCCTTACAGGAAGAAAATCAATTAAACAAGTCGGTCTTGGATATTGCAAGAGAGACAGGTTTAATTGATAACGCTGCCTATCAGGTTTTCTCTAACGACATTTACTACATCCCATTCTATAAACAAATGGAAGACGGTAGTGTAGATGCCGTTAACGCATCCTCTAAATTAACAGGCCAGTACTTCTCCAAGGCTTTAAAAGGCGGGGAGAAGAAGGTCAACGACCTCATGGAGAATGTGCTTTTGAATTGGTCTCACATCCTGTCTGCTTCGATGAAAAATCAGGCAACCAATCAAACCATTAACGATGCGGAATCTATGGGAGCCGCGGAGAAGGTTAAGCCTATGGATGGCAAGTACCCTCCCAATACTATTAAGTTTATGGAGAATGGTAAGACCGTTCACTACGCCTTATCCGATCCAGATCTAGTAGACGCTATCTCTACAATTTCCTATCTAGGTCCTAAGAGTGCGTTCTTGGATATTGCCAAAGGGTTTACAAATGCCTTACGGTATGGTGTCACCCTATCCCCAGCCTATAAGATCCGCAACTTAATCCGTGATTCGATGTCCTCTGCCGCAGTATCAGAGTTAGGCCCGAATATGATTGAGAACGTATATAACGGCTTACGGATGTCTAAAAAGGGCGATCCAACTTTTATGGCAGCGTTGGCTGGTGGCGGTATCTTTGAGATGGGTACAGCTCACGAAGGCGACCAGGCTAAGATGATTAAGCGATTAATCGACAAGGGCATTAAAGAAACAACCATTCTTGATAGCCCTGAAAAAATTAAAGGGATGTTCCAAGACTTATTAAATAACTATAACGAATTAGGTAATAAGTTTGAGAACGCCAACCGTCTAGCTCTATATAGAAAATTACGGGACAGCGGTAAGTCCCATCTTGAAGCATCCTTTGCAGCCAGAGACTTAATGGACTTCTCGATGCAAGGGCAGTTCCGTACTGTCAAAGTCATTGCTTCGTTAGTTCCCTTCTTTAACGCCCGTTTACAAGGTCTTTATAAACTTGGAAGAGACGGTATCACACCAACCTATCGTTTAATCTATAACGCCACGACTGGCAAAGAAACAAGCCTGTCTGATAAGCAAAAAGCCCAACGCTTTATGACCATGTCCAGTGCCATCATGCTGGCATCGGTTCTCCTCTATGGAATCTACAAGGACGATGAAGACTTCCAAAGACGGGAAGGTTGGGATCGGGATAACTTCTGGTGGTTCAAGATTGGTGATGTGGCATTCCGTATTCCTAAGCCATTTGAGATTGGTGCTTTGGGGACGATTGCCGAGAGAACCTACGAACAGTTGGCTGACGAGGGCGTAGAAGGTAAGGTCTTTGCAGAACGCTTAAATCACATCCTCATGGACACCTTCTCTTTAAACCCAATGCCACAGATGATTAAGCCTTTGATTGACATCTATGCAAATAAGGACAGCTTCACAGGGGCGCCGATTGAATCTGCTGGTATGGAAAGACTGTCTAAGCAAGAGCGTATGACCAATAGGACTAGTGTTATAGCTCAAACACTGGGCGGTGTATCCGAAGGAGCCGCAAAAGTTTTGACATTTAACCCAGACGCACAGGGTATTTCTCCAGTCCAGATGGATTACTTTATCAAGTCCTATTTAGGATGGATGGGTGCTACCGCAGCGTCCACCGCAGATCTAGCCGTAGAGCCATTTAGAGAGGGTACACGGGTTCGTAAGCCTGTGATTGATACCTTGGCTATGGGATTTATTAAAACCGAGCCAGAGACCCAATCTAAGTATATGACTCAGTTTTATGAGAATAACGCCAGGCTACAGTCTGCTTTGGCGGATATGCGTCACTATGCCGAGCTGGGAGATATGGAGAAAGTCACCAAGATTATGGAAGAGAAGGGTGACAAGATTGCCCTGTCCAAAGTCTATGACAAAGCTACCAAACAGTTGGCTGAGTTACGCAAACAAAGCCGTATTATTGAGAATAGTAAAGACATTAATACCGATGACAAACGGGCTGAGATGAACCGTATCAAGATCCTAATGTCGGACATTGCCAAACAGATGGAAGACATCCGTAAGTCTAAGTAGTTACTTGACGACTAAGTGATCGTTCTCAAATAGCCAGGCAATCGTCTTGCGGTGGGCTTCTTCCCATAATTCCCTGCGTTCTTCCTTATCCATCTGGTATCCCTGATCCAGATTGGAATGACAACGAAAACACAAAGCCGCTACCCGAAAATCGTGAGCCTTGAGGGATCTACCCTTGCCGTCACGGAGCTGATTAGAGTGAGCCGCGCAGACTGTGCCGTTCTGAGAACCACAATTCTGGCATGGAGAATTACGAACTATCTCTAAAAGTTTTTGGTTACGGTACATTTCATTTGAGATGAAAAAACTTCATCATTAAATACACCAATAAAAATAAAACCAAAGCCAGAGCGATGCCAACTCCAAATACGGCTAACAAAGTTTGCATAAGTTCTAGCATCTTCCGTCCATCCAATTCTCTATTTCTCTTTTAAGTCTAGCGTTCTCGTCCCTTAACCTATGAATTTCTTCATAGAGTTTGTGGATATGGTCTCTTAGCATTTCTAAACGTTGCTCTTGGGCAATAAAATCCGACAAGGTTTTCGGGCTTGCTCCGCTATCAACAATGTGTGGGGGTGATGTATTATAACGATCTTTGGTAGTCCAATTAGTCATTTTTCTTCCTTTTCTAATGTATAAGTACATTTATCACCTAAAGCTTTTCGTTCTACAGTTACTTCGCAAACATTAATACTTTTAAGTTTTTTTGCAATAAACAAGCAAAGGTTTTCTAAGGTTGGAATACCAAGTTCAGGGACATTGTCTAGTAGTTCATGGTCTAAAGCGTAGCGAATAGCATCTACAGCTTGTTTTATATCCTTAAAATCCTTAACCATGCCATTTTTGTTTGGTTCACCCTCTATCGAAATACTAGCGTGGTAGGTATGTCCATGTATGTTTTTAGACTTGATATGGTCATAAACATTAACTGCTCTGTTTAAAGTGTGTGCAGCATCAAAGAAAAAAGTTTGAGTTAATTTCAAAATAAACCATCCTGTTCTACTTGCATAAAGTTCCATACTGGCGGGGCATTATGAGATTCAATTCTAGATCTCATTACTTGCGCCCTAGCTTCTTTAGTGGGAGGTGGATAATTACCATTCTTCCAATGTTTATCTATGCCTACATTTCTGCCAATGTTTGTGCTGTCTGTAGAGCTAAATGGAAACTTAGTAAATACTGCGGGGTCTAACATTCTAAGCCCATGTAGTTTACATATAGGTCTTCCCATATCATCGCAAATAACTCGCATAGCAGCACCCATTCTTGACCACCAAGCGTTAGTGCCAACTGTGGCATATTCGCCTGAACTACCCAAGCAGACCCGAACATAGGTATTAGCCAACTGCTCTAATCTTTCTAAAGATTCATGCAAATGCCATACAGGAGAACCAAACCAATGTGGTAATGGGCAATCTTTTAGCAAAGCATTATTGTCAGCTTCTGTTCCATCAATTACATCTGGAATACAAGCAAAATCACACGATGGTACTTTTTTAAGGTTTAATGCCCAATCGTAGAACTCAGTCCAATCTTTAATGGGCTTGCCTGACTTCCAAGCACTAAACGCACCATTGTCTAAAGCAAATGATTGGCATACTTCAATGGCTGTTCCAATTTGGTCAGGGTGAGCAAAAGACACAAATGCATGACCAGCTTGCACCGCATAGTTTGCAACTGTTGCTGGTGTAATAGGCAACCCATGATAATGAATCATTGAATCCCCTGTTTTTCTTCTATATTTTCAAAGTTATAAAACCATTCATCCTTAGCACTCCACTTAGCGTGGTTCTCAACGCTATATACCTCGGTGGGTATCTTGAAGTCAGGGGTCTTTAAGACAGCAGGCACAAGCGATACGTCATACCATAAGCAACGATTGTTGGGCTGGCAGGCAAACTGCCCGTTATCTAGGCGTATAAAGTTATACGACTTATGCTCCTCAACACCCTCTGAAAAGCTAGTATCTAGTCTGTTAGATTCGGGCGAGGCAAAGTCAATGGTAAACAGGTAGTTGCCAAAGTGAAACTGTTTGTCTTTACCAAAGAACTTGACCTTTAGCCCACGTAGGTTTGACTTCTCAATCACCGCCATGTCATATGATAGGCAATCCCATATCTGTAAATGATCTAACGGCAACGGCTCGGCTACTTCTTTCCATACATAGGCATGGATTGGTAGCTTGTCGTACAACGCCCCATAGTTAGTTAGCATCGACTCTATGCGAAACGCTTGACCCTTGATCGCCTTGGCAGTCATCCATACGCATGGCTCTAGTTCTCCATGCCCTGACTCGTGGTTGTAAAGAAACTCTCTACGCACAAAGCATTTGACTGGTGGTATGTTAGCAACTAAGAATGTCATTTCTGAATCCTCTCCCATAACTCAGACATCGATATTCCTTTAATCTCTCTCCACCCAATGTGTATACAGGCATACATAATGAACAGGAAGAAGGCAAAGACCACGGCAAAGATAAGCACAGCACAGGTGGCTACGAACAAAGCAAACATATTAAGCATTGTGACCATCATTTAACTGTTGTCCATCGATTATTACGATTAAGAGTTTTCTCTAAATTATCTGACCAAGTTTTTTGTGTTGCTCTTCTTTCTGCGGCTTTCATTGCACTTCTGGCTGCATGGTAATACTTGCTGACTTTTGAACCTTTGGAAGACAAAGAATCAACCTTGCTCTTTGCAAGCCAATCCAATAACTCTATGTGTCTTTCCTTGGGTAGTGCAAATAACTGCTCACTTAAAGCTGGCATATATTGAGCCACCCAAACACGCACCCCTTGAGTCCCGCTACCAAAACAGTTTTGTGTACGTTTTAATTCTAAATGTTGAGGATACTTACCAAACTCTTCCCTTGCCCATATGTTGAGCTTGTAGCAACTATCAAAGTTTTGCCACGACTTAATAATCATGGCATCCCAGAATCTTTGTGTTGGCTCTCTCATAATATATCCCCACTTAATTGATCACCCTTTACCTTCATAAGTCTGTTGGCTAGGTTATTGTCTTGTTTAAATCGTTTTAGATGCAGTTGATCAGAACTCATGCACTTACCGCCTTGAATTTTATAAAGAGTCCCAGTAATGGCATCCATGAGATATATTTTTTGATGCATATCGGTATCAAGAATGACTGGTGTTAGTATCCGTTCCATGCCACTTACATCCCCAAGGTACAAGTCTTTATCTTCTAGCCATGCTTGTTTGGAAGACGCCTTTGGCCCGATAGGAAAACAATTGTGGGACTTGGCCATCATGCCATCCATCGACTTACTAATGTGTGTAGGATTCATGCGTTCTCCTTAGCGTATCTACGAACACTGGCTTTTGCCAAACAATCAAAACATTTAAAACGTTTAATATTTTTATTGGCGGTCTGGACAATCTTGCCATTTTCAAAAGACTTATAGTTCATGCAAGACGAGCAATACTTCTTTGTGTCTTCGTCAATCTCAACATATCCAGCGAATGGAATTGGTTCTTTCATTTCTTAGTTTTCCTTTTAATCGCAACAATCCCCTCCTCTGGGGGTGCATTACGGGCTTCGACAAGCATATCTGCCATCTCCCATATTGCTTTGGGATTTATTTCACCTTTCATGGCAAACCCAACGGTTAACATAAAGGCAAAACAATCTCTTCTGTCTTGGTCGTTCATTGAAGTTCCTTCATCTGTTCTTTTTTATCGCTATCAAATAATGTTTCACAGTTAGCCAAAAATGTTTCTTTAGCCATTCCTAGATTGTTAGCCGAAACGCAGGCAACATACAAGGAAGCCGCAAAAGCATTGACATATTCAGCCTGCTCCTCAATCATTAATTTTTCTATCTCACGTACTAAATCCAATACGGTTTCTTGATTCATTTTTGGCATTTTGGTTCGTGCCTCAATATTTCAATCTGTTTAACAAGAATGTCATTTAAAGATTTTCCACGGACGGCAATCAAGCCAGCCTCGGGATTGTCTTTGATAATTCCACAGGCATCCTTGAGACCCTTGTTATAGCCACTGGAATACTCATCGGTCTTATCCAACGCCATAATCAAAGCATCTCGAATAAAACTAGATGCTTTACGGTTCTTCGCCATAGACTTCAGCTTTTTAATGTGTGCCTCTGGGAGGTAAAGTGAATAGGGGACTAGTTTTTCCATTTTTTATACTCTGCATTTATTTGTTCAAAAAGATATTGCGCCTTTTCATTTGTCTTGAGTTCAGCTCTGGACGCAACATTGAGGTAACTACATAGCCAATCTACCGCCACTGTTTCTTTACGATCAAAAATATATCCTTGGTCGTGTAAGAAATCCCAAAACTTCTGATCCCGGCATATCATTCCAGCCTGTTTGACTAGCCTAGCACCAGCGTATTCCTCAGACCGAACCATGGGAACTTCGGTATCCGCTAGGCGAACCATCACCACCATATACCTAGCACCCACAAAGTCCCGAAGGATCTCATCGGGGATCTCGTCTGGATGGATAGCCAGATTCAACACATGACCATCCTTTGTCTGCTTCAAGGCTATTTTTTTAGCTTCAAATTGACTGGTTTCCATTAGATTTCCCACTCGTCCTTATCGTTGATAACTGGCTTGGCTTCGTCTTTCTTGACATAGGTATCAACTGATAGGGAAATAAACTTAGTTCCTGTTTTGGGAGATTGCTTTTTCCAGCCACCCAGCTTAATTTCAACGCCATCCTCATCGTGCTGTTCCATAAGAAACTTTAGATAAGAGCGATCCACTTTGATACTGCCAAAGTAATCGGGAGACTTTTCTGTCGTACGAATTGTTGATACAAATAAACCACCAGTATTTAAATATTCCATGTTATGCCTTTGTTAATGATTTTTTGGTTGCTGAAAACTTTTCCATGAGCTTGGAATAGCCGACCTCATCCAATGCCTTTGCCTTGTCAAAGACAGAGCGATTGGTCTTAAAGATTGTTGCCACATCGTCCACGCTGGTAGTTAAAGACAGAAGGGCATCGCACCCAGCTCCGAGGGTATCCATCCACGCACCGATATCCTCGTTGTCTGCCAAGGATATTTGCCATGGGCCGTTGGTTGGCTTTGGTTTCTCAATCTTTGGCTCGATCTTTTCAACCTTGGCTTCTATCTTTTTGGGTGGCTCATCCTTTCCCAAGGTAGCGTCCAGAGCGTCATGCTCCACAATCTCAAATGCGTTAGTCCATAAGTACCTACGAAGATAGGTCTGCACCGCACCTAGGTTCTGTACATCATGGCAACCTTTGAGAGCAGCCGAACTCATGGGTGAGGTAAACATGATGGATGTGCCGTCCACAACATCGTTAATCTGCAAGTACGCCATCTCGTTGTTAAATGACAATACCCCGCATAGCCCAACATCATTGCAGATTGTTTGGATCGTAGGTAGAAAGTCTCCCAGCTCGAAGTATTCGTAGCCAGCAAACTTGTTCTTACCCGACTTGGTTAGTTTCTTTCCTTGTAAAGCTACCCTAGCTTGTTGTAATTTTTTATATACGCTCATGCGATTTTCCCTAAATATAGGTGAGTTAATGTTTGTGCCATTGTGTAAATATTAAAAGCGTCCGTTTCCCAGTCTTCGTCTGGGCTTGTGTATGCTGGGTTTGATGCCAATGCCAACATAAACTTTAAAGTTAATTCCTGTGATGTTTCCATAATTTCTCCTTAACAACCAATTGGTCTCCATGGTCCTTGCTTACCTATATCCCAACAGCACATACCGCCACGACCATCGGATTCACATTTAACCTGAGCCATAACACTTGTAGACATCATGGCAATAAATAAAACAGCGATTATCTTTTTCATACTTTCTCCTGTGTGTTTAATGAAATTTCAATCAACTTACTAAGGTAGTGCTGTGCTTTCCGTAGATCCTCTATCCCACCTTTTTGCTTCCATCTTGATACATACTTAATAACATTCCCTTCAAAGTACCCAATTTGGTTGGCCGCAATATAGTCCCAAGTCTGTATTTCCTGCTTGGCGTAATGATTGCCACCAACCTGTGTATCGTTTGCACTCATTTCATTCCTTTCAAACAAACAACTAATAAAACAAAACAACTAATAAGCAATAAAATTTTTTGATTCCAATACTGACGATTAAGAATGGCTGGATCATGAATTAAATACTTCTGTATCTCCAACATATCGTGATCTTCTTCAATGTATTTTTTCCTTAACGGATTAAGGTAATGCTCAGATCCAATCTTGATCTTGCCGTTGTTATAGTACTTAGCGTCTATCATTTGGCTTGCTCCTCCAAATAGTCTTTGTACTGCTTGCACCAAGGAGAAACCTGACAGAACTTGGCACAACGAGTTCTTTCACCAGCTCGGACTTCTAAAAAATATCCCTTACCAGTACTTTCTAATGCCAATTCCGCCTCTTCTTTCGTGGTATGGACAGACTTCGCGCGAACTCCACCCTCTTTCTTAACCGCATAAGTTGTTGGTTTTTCCCAACATTCCTCTGGAGTACAGGGTGGTAGGTCTTCGTTGGTATCGGTTGCAAACAGGGCTTCACTATGAAGGTGGATACGCTCTTTAATAAAAGCTTCTCGCTCTTCCATCGACCAAAGCTTGATATCCAAGGTAGCTACCTGTTTCTCAGGGTATCCTTCCCGATTCTCAGCATCCCTAGCACTCCAGTCCCTGATGATGGCAATAATCTTTAGCTTATTTACTGGGGTCTTTTTGACAGTCTCAACGAGCCACGCATAAATATTGAGCTGTTGTTCCCATTCCTTCTTTTCATTCATGACCGCCCATACTCCGACAGTCTTGTAGTCATTAACCTCAATGCCATCCTCGTGGACGACCTGAAGGTCAATAGCTCCTGAGATATGCCAGCCGTCTATATCGGCATGGAGTCTTTGTTCTACGATATGGTTAGGATCTTTGCCCTGTTCCAAGACATGATGGACTGCCGTACCAAATACAGCCCATATCATATCGGTCACATCGACTTCAATCTGTTCGGAGTACTTAGCCTTTAATTGCACAATCTGTGGGCTGTTTAACAGCTCCGTAACCGACATATGGGCTTTGCCCTTGGTATACGTAGGACGCTCTACGACATTCACAAATGTTTGTGGCAGTCCATATTTATTAGTAATAATCATTTGTATACCCCTGGGGTGCATAATAGAATTAGTATCTGCTGCATTGAATTCCTCGTTTTTTATTAATATACAATAGATTGTACACATTGTCTCTCAAGTATTGCAAAATATTTTTTAATAAGGCAAACCCTGATGCTTACCTTCCCTTGGCCGCCAGCTCCACTAAAGCCCAATGTCAAAACCCACTGGGCTACAAAGGCTAAAGCCACTAAAGAATATAAGGAAATGTGTTTTTATTTAACCAAGGAACAGAAGATCCCGACCAAGGAATACTCGGAACTGCATCTTATCTTTTACCCACCCAGTAAAAGACATTACGACCTTGATAACCTCCTAGCAAGCATGAAAGCGGGGTTAGACGGGATGTCTCTAGCCTTGGGGGTCAATGACCGATGCTTTAAAAAGATCACGGTAGAACGAGCAGACGAGACTGGTGGAATGGTAAAGATAGTATTAGGGTAAACACTTAGCTATCCCCAAACGTTTGAGGATGCGCTTAAAAAATAGGCAACTAATGCTGTTTATTTATACAGTACAATTGTCCTGTTTCTTTGTTTTTTCCTTGGTAGTTCTTATGGGCGGTTTAGTCTCCTCTCACGTGCCGCCCACTTTTTTTATTTTTGTGTTATATTTATTTCAACTACCTTCCATCGTTATCGGATAAAGATAGTTAGAGCCAAGCGTAAATTACATATTTTGTTTGGCTCTTTTGTGTTAAAGTTTTATGGCGGAGTGAAGTCCGTGTGGTAAGTTGATTTCGACCAGACCCCTTCGGGTTGTTCTGAGTGTTTAGTAAATGATCGAGATCCATTTATTAAGCAACTTCACCTTAGAACAACCCCAAGGGGTTTTTCTTTTGTAGGTTTATCCTGGACGGCTTTGAGTACACCAGCGGGATAAATACAAGCACTACTGGGGGTAAGTAGATGTAATAGTGCAAGGTCGGTGGCGAAGATAGTGCCGACTCTACGAACGACTGTCGGGTGCTGTGGCTCCAAAGGAGGAAGCAGTTGAAGGACGCACTGGGTAGGCGAGGTGCGTCCACCAAAAGAGGAACGGGTGTCATATAAGAGTAGTAATAACTAAAAGAGGAAACAATGAAACTAGAAAAAATAAGGTTAGAAAAAATCAATGTAGATGGCGATTTGCAGGTTCGTGACAAGATCATTGAAGATGCCGTCAGAGAATACGCAGAAGTAATCCGTGAAGGTGGCAAGATGCCGCCAGTAACAGTATTTTTTGATGGTAAGACCTACCACCTAGCAGACGGCTGGCATCGTTTCTTTGCCCACAAACAAGCAGCATTTGCAGAAATTGAAGCCGAAGTCCATGATGGTTCACGCAGAGATGCGATTCTATTTGCCGTCAGTGCCAACGATAAGCACGGATTACGCAGAACCAATGCCGATAAACGCAGATCCGTTCTTGTTCTTTTGGAAGATTTTGAATGGAGCGAGTGGAACAATATCAAGATCGCAGAAGTTTGCGGTGTATCAGCGACATTCGTAGATAAGATTCGTAAGGAAATGAACACTCCTCAACCAACAGCTCGTAAAGTAACTCGTGGCGGTGTTGAGTATACGATGGACACATCGAAGATGGGTCGAACAAAAAAAGCCAAACCAGAGACTCCACCCGATCCAGTCGTTGATGAGAAGGAACAAAAGATTGAAGAGATGGCAACTGAGTTCCAAGCCATAGCGGAGGAGAACGAAGAACTCAAGGCGAAGTTAGCAGTCAAAGGCATGGATGCGTCCGAAGAAGATAAGCAATCTGCACAAGAATTAATTGATGAGCTTCGTGCCACCATCAAGAGCCAAGAAGCACAGATCAAAGGCTTAACTGCTTCTCGAGACGCTTATCAGCAGAAGAATGCGGAATTATTAAAGCAAGTGAATTACTGGAAGAAGCAAGTCTCAAAAGCTGCATAACGTAATGAGGGAAAACGCACGATTTTCCGCTTCACATACGGAGCGTAAGTACCTCACCAGACTTATGGGGGTGAATTCGTAGGTTGATACGAGGGTGTGCTGTTTGCGTTTGAAAAAGTAGTGTGGTTTACCTTATTTTCCACACACTTCGGATAGGGTGGCGAACAAAACATTTTCCAGAAGCTGGAGATCAACGCCAGCCACCCCCGCCCATTATTTTGTACCGACATCAGGCGGTTTCCTGATAGTAAAGGAGATAAAGTTGTTAGAGTTAAGACCACACCAACAAGAAGTGGTGGAGCAAATAAAGCAAGGCTTCAAACAAGGACACATAAGACAACTACTGTATGCATCCACAGGCTTCGGTAAAACCGAGGTAGCGATGGAGATCATGAGGCGAGTATCCGAAGGGTACAAGAAAGCCGCCATGATTGTAGATCGGATAGTCTTAGTTGACCAGACGAGTGCCAGACTGTCTAAGTACGGCATCGAGCATGGAGTTATGCAAGCTGGTCATTGGAGAGAAAGACCATCGGAGCGAATCCAAGTTTGTTCTGCACAGACCCTTGAGAGAAGGGATTCATTCCCAGACATCGACCTTATTATTTTGGATGAGTGTCATATCGTCCGTAAGAAAACAGTTGAGTTCCTCAATAAAAATCCACACATCCGTGCTATTGGATTAACTGCCACCCCATTTACTAAAGGCTTAGGAGATATCTATACCCATGTGGTAGGAGCTACTCCGACTGGCGACTTGGTAGAGAAAGGTTGGTTAGTCCCTTTGAAAGTATTTGTAGCCAAAGAGATTGACATGACAGGAGCTGAGAAGAACTCATTTGGCGAATGGAAAGAAGCTGAAGTTTCCAAACGTGGCATGGCAATTACAGGCGATGTAGTCAACGAATGGATTAAAAAGACGCATGAAATCTTTGGCGGCCCAAGAAAGACAATCGTATTCTGTTCGGGCGTAGATCATGGCAGAGACCTAGTCAAGGGATTTGCCGAGGCTGGCTATCGGTTTGAGTCCATATCCTATAAAGAAGACGATGACTACAAACGTTTAACCATTGAGGAGTTCTCTAAACCAGACACCGAAATTCATGGATTGATTGCGACTGACATTCTTACTAGAGGGTTTGATGTAACCGATGTAATGATCGGAGTATCTGCTAGACCATTCTCAAAGTCTTTTTCATCCCATGTGCAACAGATGGGTAGAGTCATGCGTCCGCACGAAGGTAAAGAGTTTGGTCTTTGGCTTGATCACTCGGGTAATTTCTTGCGGTTTAGAAGCGACTGGGACAATCTGTATACCGAAGGAGTTAAGACTTTAGATAGCTCCGAAGAGAAGGCTAAGAAAGAACCTACCGAGCGGGAAAAGAAAGAAGCAGTCTGCCCGAAGTGCAAAGCGTTATGGACATTCAAAAGCAATATCTGTGGCGAGTGCGGTTACGAGCGTCCGCTAAAGCAAATCCTAACCATACCGGGCGAACTCCAAGAACTTGCAGAAACTAACCGCAAGCTCCAGATTGACAACCGCCAGTTCTATGCTGAGTTGATGTATTACGGCAAGCTAAAGGGATATAAGGACGGGTGGGCTGCCATGAAATACAAAGAGAAGTTTTCCGTGTACCCCAATGGCATCCGAGTAGAACCATTACCTACATCTGCTCCAACCATGAAATGGATTAAGAGTCGCATCATTGCTTACAGTAAGTCTAAAGCGAGGGTTCAGGCATGAAAAAAGATCCATGGGCTAAGTGCAGACTAAACACACCAGAGGAGCGGATTACCTATTTGGCAAATTGGTATCTAGGCGTGGGCAGAAGGAGAGGCTGGAAAAATATTATTGACCAGCTTAATGCAGAAGAAGATGTAGAACTAATAAAACAAAAAATAAGGAAAATACGATGAAATACTTATCAGTGTGTTCGGGGGTGGAGGCAGCAACAGTTGCTTGGCATCCCTTAGGCTGGGATCCGATTGGCTATGCCGAGATCGAAACCTTCCCATCGGCAGTTTTAAATCATCATTACCCAACAGTCCCAAATCTTGGGGACATCACAAAATATAAGGAGTGGAACATCAATGGAACAGTTGAACTTTTGGTTGGAGGAACACCATGCCAAGCATTCTCAGTCGCAGGACTTAGGAAAGGACTCGAAGACCCAAGAGGAAACCTCACCCTTGTCTATACTGGAATTCTTGATCGATTCAAACCCAAATGGTTTGTTTGGGAAAACGTCCCAGGTGTCCTCAGTTCAAGTGGTGGACGGGATTTTGGTTCCTTCCTCGGGGCGGTGGCAGAACTCGGGTATGGGTTCGCATACCGAGTGCTTGACGCTCAGTATTTCGGAATCCCCCAAAGACGCAGAAGAGTCTTTGTTGTCGGATGTCTTGGAGACTGGGTCTCTGCATCAAAGGTTCTTTTTGAGCCAGATTGCTTGTCAAGGGATACTGAGGAGAGCAGAAAATCGAGGGAAAAAACTTCCAACAGTTCTCAAGGACGCTTTGATGGCAACGGCATCCAAAGAACAGTTGGAACACTCTGTGCAGATACCCACCCCGGAGCTTATAGCGGACAAGACGCATACAGCGGAAGACTAATCCCTTGTGTGTATGAAACTCACCCAGCAGACTCCCGAGTAAGAGAGATGGGTGATGTTTGCCAGACTGTAACCTCTCGCTGGGGGACGGGTGGTGGTAATGTGCCGATTGCATTACAGGATATCTCAGGCAGAGATAAGGCCCAGAATGGGCGTGGTTGGAATGATGAAGGTTTGATGTATACCCTTGATGCGGCCGCTACTCAAGGAGTGGCGTATTCCATTCGGGAAGATGCAATAGCGGGTAACTTTAGTGCCACCCCTTTGGAAGTAACCCCAGCCCTCCAAGCACTCCGACCCTCCGTCCAAAGTCATCATGCTCAAACTTTTATTGCCCAGCAAATGGCGGTTCGTAGGCTAACCCCTGTCGAATGCGAAAGACTCCAAGGATTCCCAGATAACTATACGAACATCGCTTGGAGAGGCAAGCCCGAATCTCCCGACAGTCTTCGGTATAAAGCGATGGGTAATTCGATGGCAGTCCCATGCATGAAATGGATTGGAGAGCGGGTTGAAATGGTAGAAAAGGGAATGCTATGAATTTTGAATCGTTTGCAGAGAAGCATGGACTAATCATCGATCACTTGGTTCACGATAAATGGACAAGATGTAGGACTGTTGATAAGCCAAACAAAAAGAATGGCTCGTATATATTCGATGGGATAACGGGTGCGGTGCAGAATTGGGCAGTCCACGAGAAACCTATTAGCTTTCGTGGCAAGCATGACCCTTTACAAGTAATCCGAAAGCCAAAAGTTGTGATCGATGTTGCCAAGAACAATTCCAGGGCAAGCGGTAAGGCAGCATACATCCTAAATAATGCCGTCAAAAAGCCTCACCCTTACTTAGTGAAAAAGGGCTTTCCAGAAGAAAAGGGATGGGTTTGGAACGAGGTGCTGGCAATCCCAATGCGGATTAATGGGGATTTGGTTGGATGTCAATTGATCGATCCAGAGGGCAATAAGAAGTTTTTAAGCGGACAGAAAACCAAGAACGCTTCTGCGATCTTTGATAACAAAGGACAGGTTATTTTGTGTGAAGGATATGCCACGGCTTTATCGATCCGTAGGGCTTTGAAAACGATTAAAACACGCTACAAGATCGTAGTATGTTTCTCAGCATCTAACCTATCCGAAATGGCAAAGGCTTACCCTGACTCGCTCATAGTGGCTGACCATGACATTGTGGGTATCAGGGTAGCTAAACAGTCATCCCTCCCCTATTGGGTATCGCCCAATGAGGGGGAGGACTTCAACGACTACGAGCTTCGGGTTGGAGCGGAAACGGCTGGGGAATCATTATCCAGCCTTATACAAAACAGAACGCCACAATAAAAATACCAAATAAAAAGGTGCAAATAATATCTTCAGCTTTAAGATCGTCCATGGTTTTCTCCTGTGTAGCCATCCAAAATCATTTGATTTAAGATAGTTTGAGCTTGTTTTTTAGATTGGTCAATATTGCGAATAAGAAGGGCTTTTAACGCATCGGAGGTGGTTGGTAACATAGACTCCATGTAATCAATCGCTTCGTTTATTTGTCTAAGCCTATCCCGCTCTTTGTAAAACGGGTTTTTACCATGACGAGGCATAATAAAATTCCCACTCTTGAGTTACGGAGTCTGCAAGGATGTCATTCAATCCCCCAATCGTAGATTTAAGATCATCCCAATACCATTCATTTACTTCGGCTGAACCAAAGAAAAAGCCAGCCATTGGGGGAAGTAACTCCTCCGATTTAGATGGTTCGGCTAAAACTTTTTTACACACCGACAATAAGCTCTGAAGCTGGGAACGAGTTACATAATATTCCCGACAATCATCGACCCCTGATTGCACATTTTGAACAAACCAATTATGGATGGCATTTGCTTTACGCCAATAGATGGCTTCGCAGGCGATTTCCTTAACCCTCATTCCATTGTGATTCAGATCAAGCTTGCCAATAGCTTCTGCAATCGCTTTATCTCCAGCCCTAACCTTGAATAAATACCGCTTTGCGGTTAAATACATATCTAAGCCCATGTGCTTCTCCTTAAGTGTTCGCTAAATCAATTTTTTTGAATATATCCACCAACGCTAAAGCCTGATCCGCATCGATAAAGAGGTCGGCTTTGTTATAGACTTGGTTGATGATCTGCACGGCAGTTTTATAATCCACCACCCAGCCATCAGGCGTTTTTAGATCGGTTGGTAGGACTCCTACAAATAGATCGGTGCAAGCAAGACGATTGCCCCAAGAGTTTTCGCCATCCTCTGAGCCATCATAAAAGCACATGACAAAGGGACTTCCAGACTCTCCCAGCGTGTGGCTTAAATGACCATTGGTAAGGACTACGATGCCGTTCTCGCACTGCTTAACCCATGCGGTGCATCCGCCACCCGTCCCATCTATCCTAAAGCCGTAATCCTTTGGTGAAACAGTCCACCTCCCACAATCGCTAACTGTGGGATTTTGAACAGCCATGTGATTATCGGTAAAACTCATATTTTCAATATCAATCATTTTCTTCTTCCTTGTCAAAACATTCGTCTATAAAACCATCTTTTTTACTGTTCTCTGTAACGCCCTCAAAATGCATACCCTCTTCGTCATACTCGTTGCGGAAGTAGGCATCAGGATATTGGCTTGCAAACCACTTCATAAATTCAACAGGCGGACTCCAAGCCGTTTCAAAATAAACATAAATCTGATTGGGATCGCTATCGTCAAAGTCCTCGACTCGTGCATCCCATTTAGTCCCCCAATTAGCCACATTCCATGAATACCAATCGGTATGCCCATACTTTTCTTTATTGCGGATTTGTTGATCGGTTGGCTCTTTTGAAAAAGTAGCTTGGGTTTCTAAAAGCTCTTGAGGGCATGGCAATAAGTCTTGAAATGGCTTGGCATGAAGAAACTTAGACTCTCCGTCCTCATACTTCGGTTCAAAAGCTTTCGCCAGCTTCTTACCACCCTCAGTCGTGGTATCAATGGTCAATCTGTTATAGCACCAATTAGGCATGATTTGTATCCTCCGAAAATTCCAAAACATCTGCACGAAAATTTGGGATCGTGTATTCCCCATTGATAAGTGCGGTCAATAATTCAATTAATTCGCTAGGGGAAAGGTGGTCGCTTCCAATCCACCATTCCACTTGTTCTTCTGTAATGCGTTTATTCGCATTAATCATTTAATCCTCCTAACCCAATGAATCGAAAAGGGATCGCCCAACTCGATTTGTTGACCAATTTCGAGGGCATTGATTGATTTGCTATGGTCATATTCGTAGCCCCGTTCCTCGGTGAAAAATTCAATCGTGTGATATTCCAAAATAGATTTCTCATGGGTAGCCCGATAGTTATCACCCCAAAAGCATTCAAACTGTTTGGGGGAATCAGGCTGACGACTGCTCTCTAAAATACGCAAAGCTTCATCGATATAGGTCATTGCATCCCTGATATCTTTGCTATTTTGATGGGGTTCTAAAAGGCTAAAAGCCTTAACCAATGGTTCAATTAGTTTCATATCAATACTCCGAAGGAAGCATTAGGACATCGCCAGAAATCCAAAAGTTATAAGAACCATTGGGGCAATCGGTATAGGAAATATTCTTTTGAAATATCCTGTTATCGTTTCCATCGGTAGCCGTGATCTTGGCTTTCCCGTTATCCACATCAAGGGTAATAGCAATAAATTCATGCTGGGATGTGAGCTTATAAATCTCGGTGGCGATGATATCCAAGAACCAAAAAGCCTTGGCGTTATCCGCAAAGTATTGCACTCCGTCCGTGTGCTTTAGCCGTGGATTAAAGAGAAAAGTTTTGTAGTAATTTTCCGTGCCGTAAAACTGCGATAAGTTTTCAGATAAGTTCATGATTAGCTCCGTAAGGTTGGTAATGTTGGATGGTCGGGGTTATTGGTAAATAAAGCACCAGCTTGATTACCCTCATCATCTGAGCTGGGGAAAATCATATTGCCATCGTCTAGGATTAAAACGATAGAACGCTCATCCCATCCAAGCGATTCCATTTCTTCATCCAATAGATAGCGGACTCCTACAATCTTCCGATTGAGAAGTAATTTCTTGGCGACATCACACCATAAATCATTTGTATTTTTCATTTCGAGATCCTTATTAAATTAAATATAAGCCTGACTCTTCACAAGCCCGACCCTCCTAAGCCTGACCCAACTACAAGCCCGACCCTCCAGCAAGCCCTACCCACTACTTGGGCCTGGCAGCCTGACCCAATCGCAATACATTTGTGATTGTGCCATATTGCAAGTAAAAATAATATTAGTTGACTAAATTGGTATGGTATTTTTAAGCTCCTGTAAATGATCGTTTATAGAGCTTATTTCTATTTGATGTAATAACCCTATAAATTACTAAGGTATTCTCTGGCGGTTTGTTTTCTATGGTCTAATGCAATAGGGCGATTTTGCCCTTTGCAATATATGTTTAATTCAATTTAATAGGGAGTTTTAAGCATGAATATTTTAAGATTGTGGAATGATTATTCCAGCCATAGAAGGGATTACAGAAGGGAAATTATTAAGAGGGAAATTAAAACCCATTTAACGGGTCGGAGATCGAGTCGCTGGGATCATGTGAGATTGGATAATATCCAAAATCAGCGAAATTCTTTTAATCGTTTTGGAGCTTCTGTCGGTATAGCTATCAGGGATCAAAGTATTTCGCATATCCTTGAATTGGCTAATGACTCGGTGCGTTTCCAGAGTGATTGGATTGATTTCATAGAAGAGAAATTCCCAGATGCCCAAAACGAGCTTTTCCGTTGTAATGACTGCAATGTAATCGAGCATAGAGATAATTCTTCCCGTTGCTATCATGATTATTTGGTGTGTGAATCATGCCGTGAAGACAATTACGAATGGGATGAAGATCAGGATACTTATGTTCGGGAAGAGGATTTAACCTCGAATAGCATTATCGGTGAGTATCATTCCTCTAAGCATCGTCTGGGTCATATTGCATCTGCGTATGATGATCGTAAGCCCAGAGTCTTGTTAGGGCTGGAGCTGGAAATAGAAGTCGAAAGCGATCGCACAGAAACGGCTAAGAAGCTCTTAAACGGGCTTGGAGAGTATAAGGGTGAGACATATGCCCTTTGTGAGGGTGACGCAAGTCTGGATCATGGTTTCGAAATGGTTACTGCATATACGGGTTTGGATGTGCATCAGGAGCAATTATCGTTTTTTAAAGATGATCTCTATAAACCATTGAAGGGTGCAAAGTCTCACGATACCAATACCTGTGGGCTTCATGTGCATATCTGCAAATCAGAAATGACTACTTTGCATGGTGCGAAAATGATCCTCTTCATTAACGATCAGGCGAATCAATCACTCATTAAAGCGATTGCTCGGAGAGATAGTTCTTATGGGTCAATTAAGAATAAAAAAGATGATAAAGGGTGGTTAAAAGAGTCTCTTGAAGTAAACGGGAAGCGTTCCCAGCTTCGGAGATTAAATCGGGATCGTTATGAAGCTCTTAATTTTCAGAATGACCGGACAGTCGAATTCAGATTATTTAAGGGTTCACTTAAATACGATACGATCATGGCGTGTTTAGAGTTCACCTATGCGACATGGTTCTTTTGTCGGGAAGCCAGCACCAAGAATTTGACAGTCGATTATTTCCTGAAGTTTATTTGTGCTAATGAGAATAAAAAGGATACGAAATTTCTCAGAGCTTTTCTCAAATCTAAGGGCTTTTCAATGCCCGAGTCTAATGTTCACCTATTCAAGAAAAGGGCTTAATCATGTGCTTATTACTTACTCAATCCAAATCTTCCCCGATCCTCTCCGATGCGTGGCTATCGGATTTTTATAGCTTTAATGGTGATGGTGTCGGGGTTATGTTTGCTCACCATGGGGAGCTAATCATTAAGAAAATCATCCCCAATACTGCTCAGGAGTTTATCGATTTTTATCGGGAAAATATCGCTGGGCGAGATTGTGCTTTTCACCTAAGAATGCGGACACACGGGGATATCGATCTTCTGAATTGTCATCCTTACGAAATCCTTAATAAAGCTCAACATGGGCTGGATTTGTGGCTTATGCATAATGGGGTGTTATCTACGGGTAATAAAGCGGATACCACTAAATCGGATACTTGGCACTATATCCAGAATTACCTAAAACCTATGCTCTCCGGTAATCCAGATTTCGCATTTCATCCGAGCTTTAAAGCACTTATTGAGGATCATATCGGGGTGTCGAATAAGTTTGTCATTATGGACAATGAGGGTCGGCAAACTGTCATTAATGAAGGTTCAGGGGTTTATTGGGGTGGGTTGTGGCTTTCTAATACCTATGCGTGGAGTGCCAGCAAGTCGGCTAAGAATCATCCCGTGAATATGAAAAAAGCTAAAAAGCAAGTGCTAGAAGCTCCCCAAAAATATTCCTATAAATCCTCTGGGTTTAATTATTTCGGAGGTTATGAGGATTATTCGGGGAGCTATCTATATCCAGCATATGCTTATGAGAAGCCAGCAGATCATCGGAGAGAAGTCGAAGTAAATCTTGATGATCTAAACTACATCATCGGGGAGCATGATGTCTCAATCGATCAGGGCTTGAATTTCGTTGATGAATTCGGGCTAGAGAGCTTCCTTGATCTGGTGGATTATGCGATCTCTGGGGAGTTGGATATAGATTGGTTTAAGCGTGTTATGACTGACTATAAGCTCGCTAGAGAGTCATTTCCGACTCTGAAGCGAGTCATAGCTTAAAACCCTTCCCTATTGGGTTTTAGTCCCAGCTACGGCTGGGATTTTTTTTATCTCTTCGTGGGCGGTTATTAAAGCCTGAGCGAATATTAGCTTGCTGGAGTCTGGGAGCTTATTCCAATCCAGATCATCAGAAAACATATCGTTGCAGATATTCAAAGCGTTTTTGAGTTTTGAGTTCAAGATTATTCCTTAGTTAGTCGGGAGACATTCCCTATCAATAGAGACGATCCAAATCGTAAAAGGTGAGGGTCATTATTAAAAAAAAGTGTGTCTGGGTGTGGCATTTTTGAGGTCAAAAATTTTCCAGGCGATTTTGCTGCGGGCAAAAAATAATTTTTTCGAGTGTTTATAAGGGTTGCAGAGCGATCTAGAGGGCGGTGCTTTGGGTTCTGGTGATACTTGGTTGTGAAGTATTCCCCTATGAGTTGCACATTTCGGGCGATTGCCTATACTTCGGCAAATTAAGTTCATGGATTGTTCACATATGAAAACACCCAGATTAACCCGTAAGCAGATAAGAGAGCAGATCGCCAATACTCCGATAGAAGAGATCCTCCATGTTCCCGTGAGATCACTCACTACTAAGCAGAAGAGCTATTGTAAGAAGGTAGCAGAAGGTAAGCCATTCAATCAGGCATATAGAGAAGCGTACCAATCAAAGGGTAACCCGAAGAGCATAGGAGCGAATGTCAATAAGATGAATAAAAATACTAGAATCCAAATGGAAACCGAAGCCCAAAAACGGGCTATTGAGTTCGAGAAGTCGTATTCAGCCCGACAGTTGAAGAGCATTGTGATCTCCCAGCTCACACAAGAAGCCCTAAACCCAGCCAGCAAAGCCAGCGAGCGTATCTCTGCTCTTAAAGCTCTGGGTAATGTTGCCGAGCTGGGTGTGTTCGTTGAGCGTAAAGAGGTGCGGACAATCAGGGATAGCACATCGGCTAAGGCGGATCTATTACAGAAGCTCCAGCAAGCTATTAAAGATCAGAAGCGGACGATTGATACAGATGCCATGAGTCTATTAGAAGAGATAAGCTCAAATAGTTTTGACGCAACGCAACAAGAAAAAGATTTAGAGGACAAGGCCCTGGCAGCAGACCCACTCCCTGGTGACCCCCCAATTGAGCAGTCGGATGTGCGTCATATACTACATAGTATTCCACTCAAACAATCACTAGATGAGAATGATTCTCAACAGACCCCCCCTAAAAAGAGTGAAAAGTCAATGAAATCAAAGACATCGCTATCCTCCAACCGTTTGAGGATAGAAAAAGAAGGGGGTGGGGGTACAAATTTAGACGAAAACGACACGATGTCGCATATGGAAACACCCCCCCTTATGAATTCAGTAGAAAAGGGGTAGGGGGGTATGAAATTAACTTCAGGTAAACACAATGAGGCTACTGAGTGGAACAGGCGCAAGTGGGAGAGACTTATGAAGAAGATTAAGAAAGAGATGAAAGAACCCTTATTAGATAAGTTAGCCTTTCTAGAGAAGAAGACTGAGAAGCCTTCCTATATACGATGACTGAGAAACAAGCGATTGTGTATAAGATTATTGAGGAGTGGTGGAAGATGTACGGCTTTGCACCGTCTATGGAAGATGTCATGAAACACACGGGCGATAAAGGTAAGTCCAATATCCACCGAATTTATAAAGTACTCTGCCAATTAGGGCATTGCAAGATGCTCCCTAGACAGGCTAGGAGTATCCGCCCGTCTTATATGAGAGTGAGGGATATTGAATGACTTTTGCCGTGATAATCGCCCTTGGGATGTTAATCAAAGAATATATTGGGAAATATGGATCTCGCAAAAATCATTGAGTCGCTAGACCCTATCGATCAGGACGCCTTCTTAGAGGTGGCTCAGGAGTATTTAAGCTCTTTGACACGGGAAACTGCCCAAAATGACTTCATTACGTTCGCTCATGAGATGTGGCCCGGCTTTATAGACGGACGTCATCATAAGATTATGGCGAAAAAGTTCGAAGAAATCGCCAATGGGACGTGTAAAAGACTGATTATCAATATGCCACCTAGACATACGAAGTCGGAGTTTGCTTCTTACCTCCTGCCTGCGTGGTTTTTGGGTAAATACCCGGACAAAAAGATTATCCAGACCTCCAATACTGCTGAATTAGCGGTCGGATTTGGTCGAAAAGTGCGAAATCTGGTGGGTTCTGAGCAATATGCACGGATATTCCCTGACGTGACTCTGAGGTCAGACTCGAAAGCCGCGGGACGGTGGTCGACTAATGCCAATGGAGAGTACTTTGCGATTGGGGTAGGGGGTACGGTGACAGGTAAAGGAGCCGATCTCTTAATAATTGACGACCCACACTCAGAACAAGAGGCTGCGATTGCGGCGACTAACCCCGAAGTCTACGATAAAGTCTTTGAGTGGTACTCCTCGGGTCCAAGACAACGTCTCCAGCCCGGAGGAGCCATCGTAGTCATTATGACTCGGTGGTCTAAGCGAGACTTAGTGGGGAAGATCCTTAAAAGCTCGATTGAAAGAGAGGGCGAAGAGTGGGAGATTATTGAGTTCCCTGCGATCCTGCCTTCGGGAAATTCTCTCTGGCCTGAGTTCTGGCCGATTAATGAATTACTCGCCCTAAAGACTGAACTTCCTGTATCGAAGTGGAACGCCCAGTATATGCAGTCCCCGACCTCCGAAGCGGGGGCGATGGTCAAACGGGAATGGTGGAAGATTTGGGAGAAAGAAGACCCACCTCGGTGTGAATTTATTATTCAGTCTTGGGATACCGCCTTTACAAAGAACGAGCGGTCGGACTATTCCGCCTGTACGACTTGGGGAGTCTTTTATTTAAATGAAAACCAAGACGATCCAAACATTATTCTCTTAGACGCTTTGAAACAACGGTTAGAATTCCCTGAACTAAAGGCAAAAGCGTTAGAGATGTATAAGGAGTGGGAGCCAGACGCTTTCGTAGTCGAAGCAAAAGCCGCTGGGAGTCCGTTAATTTTTGAATTAAGGAGAATGGGAATTCCAGTCTCAGAGTTTACTCCGACAAGGGGTAATGATAAGATAGCTCGTATGAATTCGGTGACAGACTTATTCTCTTCTGGGAAGGTCTGGGCGCCACCACGTAGGTGGGCTGAAGAAGTCATCGAAGAGATGGCTGCCTTTCCAAATTCAGAACACGATGACTTGGTGGACTCTTCAACCCAAGCATTAATTAGATACAGAAAAGGTGGATTTGTTAGTTTACCCAGCGATGAACCCGATGAACCCATTCACTTTAGACGCAAAGCAGCTTACTACTAGGAACCATCATGATTGAAAAAAGTCTATACCAAGCACCCGTAGGGATTGAGTCGATAGCGGCTCCAGATATCGAGATTGAGATCGAAGATCCAGAGTCAGTCAAGATTGGGATTGACGGTATGGAGATTGAGATAGAACCTGCCGAGCCTTCAGACGAAGACTTTGACGCTAACCTTGCGGAATATATGTCCGAAGGGGATATGACCGAAATCGCCGGGGATTTATTGGGAGACTTTGAAGATGACATCTCTGCCCGTAAAGACTGGATCCAGACCTATGTAGACGGACTAGAACTTCTCGGAATGAAGATTGAGGAACGAACCGAACCTTGGGAAGGAGCCTGTGGTGTCTATCACCCCCTCCTCTCCGAAGCACTCGTCAAGTTCCAAGCCGAGACTATTATGGAGACTTTCCCTGCCGCTGGGCCGGTAAAGACTTTAATTATCGGTAAAGAAACTCAAGAAAAGAAAGACGCAGCGCAACGTGTTCAGGATGATATGAATTATCAACTGACAGACGTGATGACGGAGTACCGCCCTGAGCATGAAAGAATGATTTGGGGATTGGGACTCTCAGGTAACGCCTTTAAGAAAGTCTACTTTGACCCCGCCTTAGACCGCCAAGTGTCGATGTTTATCCCTGCGGAAGACATCGTTGTTCCTTACGGAGCTTCTAGTCTAGAGCAGTCTCCCCGTGTAACCCACGTCATGCGAAAGACTGAGAATGAAGTCAAGAGACTTCAGTTTGCAGGTTTTTACAGGGATGTAGAACTTCAAGAACCTAGTGGAGCTTTAGACGAAGTCGAGAAAAAAATTGCCGAAAAGATGGGTTTTCGGGCGACTTCGGATGACCGCTACAAGCTTTTAGAAATGCACGTAGACCTAGACCTTCCGGGATACGAAGATGAAGAAGACGGAGAAAAGACAGGCATCGCTCTTCCGTATGTCGTAACGATTGAAAAGGGTACGCAGACTATTCTGTCTATCCGTAGAAATTGGAGACCAGAAGATGACACTCATCAAAAAAGAAACCATTTCGTCCATTATGGATACGTTCCAGGCTTTGGTTTTTACTGCTTTGGCCTTATTCACCTTGTCGGTGCTTTTGCTAAGTCTGGTACTTCTCTTATCAGACAACTTGTGGACGCAGGCACATTATCGAATCTGCCAGGTGGCTTTAAAACCCGAGGTTTGCGAGTTAAAGGAGACGACACCCCCATCTCGCCAGGTGAGTTTAGAGACGTAGATGTCCCTTCGGGAGCCATTAAAGACAACTTAATGACGCTTCCTTACAAGGAACCCAGCCAAGTCTTGTATTCCTTGTTAGGCACAATCGTAGAAGAAGGACGAAGATTTGCCTCCGCAGGCGATATGAAGATTGCGGATATGTCAGCCAACGCCCCTGTCGGCACGACTTTAGCAATTCTGGAGAGAACCCTTAAAGTCATGTCTGCGGTGCAGTCCCGTATTCATTACTCAATGAAACAGGAATTAAAACTCTTAAAAGAGATTATTCGAGATTACACACCACCTGACTACAACTATGAACCTGAAGAAGGCAGCCCTCGTGCGAAACAGTCGGACTATGACTTGGTCACAGTCATTCCTGTCAGCGACCCTAATGCAGCAACGATGGCGCAAAAGATCGTACAGTACCAAGCAGTTCTCCAGCTGGCCCAAGGTGCGCCACAGATTTATAATCTACCCCAACTACACAGGCAGATGCTTGATGTCTTGGGGATCCGCAACCCGCAAAAACTTATCCCGCTTCAGGATGACCAAAAGCCGAAAGATCCTATTTCGGAAAACATGGACGTATTGATGGGCAAGCCCTTAAAAGCCTTTATCTACCAAGATCAAGACGCCCATATCATGGCTCATACGAACTTCCTACAGGATCCAACCACCGCGGCTGTTATCGGGCAAAATCCTATGGCAAATCAAATCACGGCTGGGTTACAGGCTCACATTGCTGAACACTTCGGATTTAAGTACCGCCAGATGATTGAGCAACAGTTGGGTGCGCCATTACCTTATCTTAAGGATGAGGAAGACACAATCCCTGAAGAGTACGAAGTCCAGATCTCCCGTCTGGTGGCTCAAGCCTCCACTCAGCTTCTTCAACAAAATCAAGCTCAAGCAGCTCAACAGCAGGCTCAACAACAAATGCAAGATCCGATCATCCAAATGCAGATGCAAGAGCTTCAAATTAAGCAGCAGGAAGTTCAACGCAAGATACAGAAGGATCAAATGGACGCCACTCTACGACAAGAGCAGTTGGACATTGACCGTGAGCGAGTTGAAATCCAAGGCGAATTAGAAGGCACGAAGTTGGGAGCCAAGATCGCCAAAGAAAAAGACGAGATGAATAGAAAAGAACAGATCGAAGGTACGAAGATGGGCATCGACATGGCTCATAAGAAAGACCAGACAAATGTTCAAAAAGCCCAAGTCTTAGCTCAAATGATGAAAGGTAAACAATGACAGAAATAGACGTTTTAATGGGTCAGATAGACGAAAAAACTGACCAATTAAAGAATGCTGTGGTGGTTGGCAATATGGATCACATACAGTATCAACGAGTTTGCGGAGAGATTAGAGGTCTGCTCATTGCAAAGGGTTACATATTAGACCTCAAAGACAAAATGGAGAGATTGAATGACTGAATTACTAATCGGATCGACCACCGATGATGTAAATGATGTGACCGTATTGCCTGAGACGGACGAACAGAAGGCAAAACAACTACCTAAACCATCTGGATATCGCATTTTATGTGCCATACCAGACGTGGAGCGGGAGTACGAAGGCGGCATCATAAAGACAGACGAAGCTGTCCGATTTGATGAACTTTTAACAACAGTCCTATTTGTAGTTGATTTAGGGCCTGATTGCTATAAAGACAAAGACCGTTTTCCCAGCGGAGCATGGTGTAAAAAAGGAGACTTTGTCCTTGTACGCCCCAATGCTGGAACTCGTTTGGTAATCCATGGGCGTGAATTCCGCATTATCAACGATGATTCTGTAGAAGGCATAGTAGACGACCCCCGTGGTATTAAACGTAAATAGGAGCCATAAATGTCTGAAAATAAACAAGAAATGGAAAAATACACCTTTCCAGATGAGGAAAAGATCGATATCGAGGTGGAAGACGACACCCCACCAGAAGATAAAGGTAAGACCAAATCTCAACCTGAGTATGTCGAAAGTCTCGAAAAAGACGAATTAGAAGAATATTCAGACGATGTAAAGCAGAAAATCGCTGGTTTTAAAAAGATTTACCATGATGAAAGACGGGAAAAAGAACAGGCTTTGCGAGAGCAGAAAGAAGCCATTTCCATTGCCCAAAAGCTTTATGAGGAAAACAAAGCTCTCAAAGGTAAAGTCAATAACAGCGAAAAGGTAGCCGTTGATTCCTTTAAGACTTCCGCAGAGCGTGAATTAGATATGGCAAAGCGGGAATATAAGGATGCGTATGAGTCGGGTGATGCCGATAAACTAGTGGACGCTCAAGAAAAAATGACGTCCGCTAAGATGAAGATGGAAAAAGCTTCTAACTACGCTGAAAATATTAATCATCGGGCCTCTTTACAAGAAGAGGAAAATGATGTAAAAATACCGCAACAGTCTGAAAAACCTGTTCGTGACCAAAAAGCTTCGGCTTGGCAAGAGCGAAACTCTTGGTTTGGTCAAGATGATGAGATGACGAGTCTCGCCCTTGGTTTGCACGAAAAGCTAGTCAAGGAAAATGGGATGGCTTACGCCACGACTGACGAGTATTACAAACGTATTGACGAAACAATACGTAAACGATTCCCCGAAAATTTCGAGGACGTAGAAGACGAAAAACCTCGTTCGAAACCGAGTACTGTAGTCGCTCCAGCAAGTCGCAGCACATCTTCGAAAAAGATAAAGCTGACTACTTCGCAGCAAAATATCGCTAAGAAGTTGGGACTTACAAATGAGCAATACGCCCGTGAACTTTTAAAAATGGAGAATTAAAATGACTAAGAAATTAGATAGAGAATCAGAAACCCGTGCAACAAGTGAACGTCCTCAGCAGTGGGCGCCAGCGGAATTGCTGCCTGAACCCGACAAACAGGCTGGGTATAAGTATCGTTGGATTCGTACTTCAACGCTAAATCAGGCGGATCCCCGCAATCTCTCTGGGAAACTAAGAGAAGGTTGGGAGCCTGTGGCACTTGAAGAACAACCCAAATTCCAACTGCTAGTTGATCCCAATAGTCGTTTTAAGGACAACATTGAGATTGGCGGGTTATTGCTTTGCAAAACTCCAGAAGAGTTCGTTGAACAACGTAATAAACATTACCGAATTCAAGCCGAAAGTCAGATGGATGCTGTAGACAATAATTTAATGCGCCAGAATGACCCAAGGATGCCTCTCTTTAATGAGAAGAAATCTACGGTGACTTTTGGTAAAGGTAACTAAACTTAATTAGGAGTTTTAAATGGCTTATCCTACCGTAGACGGACCTTATGGGTTCAGACCGATCAATTTGATCGGTGGTCAGGTATTTGCTGGTCAAACTCGTTCAATTCCCATCATTTCAGGTTCTACAACCGCCATTTTCTTTGGTGATGTTGTACGTCTGAATACTGATGGTGCTTTGAGCCGTGTTTCAACCACAGCTACCGCAACCGATGCCGTTGGTATTTTTATGGGTTGTCAGTTCACAAACCCAACTACCAAACAGTTGCTACAACAGCAATTCTATCCAGGCGCTATTACCGCTTCGGATATTACTGCGTTTGTAGCTGACGATCCAGATGGACTTTTCAAAGTAGCAGTATTAGCAACCTCAACCACCATTGGTGGTTTAACTCAGACTGACGTTGGCAACAACGTATCAATCTTGACAACCGTTGGTTCTACAACTTCTGGCGATTCAAACGAAGGCGTTTTAAACAGTACCAGCTCGTCAACAACCACTCTTCCATTCCGTATTATTGCGGGTGTACCAGAGACTGTTAATGCGCTTGGATCTTTCACTGAGGTAATCGTTAAATTCAACTTTGGCGTACATACCTATTACAGTGCAACACCTGTCGCAACTGCAGCTTAAGGAGCAATTAAATGGCTATTTCACGCGCACAACTACTGAAAGAGTTGCTCCCTGGATTGAACGCATTGTTTGGTCTTGAGTATGCAACATATGGCGAACAACACAAAGAGATCTACGATACTGAGACCTCTGAGCGTTCGTTCGAAGAAGAAACTAAACTGTCTGGCTTCTCTGCTGCACCAGTCAAAAACGAAGGCTCTGCCATCGCTTATGACAATGCACAAGAGGCATTCACAGCACGTTATAACCACGAAACCATCGCCCTTGGCTTCTCCCTAACGGAAGAGGCAATCGAGGACAACTTGTATGACAGCCTATCAGCTCGTTATACCAAGGCTTTGGCTCGTGCTATGGCTTATACCAAACAGGTTAAAGCCGCTGCTGTGTTGAATAACGGTTTCACTAACTCTGCCGTTTATTACGGTGGTGACGGTGTACCTTTGTTCTCTACCCAGCATCCTTTGGTTTCTGGTGGTGTAAACAGCAACACTCAATCTACCCCTGCTGATTTGAACGAAACTTCCTTGGAAGCTGCCGTTATTCAGATCGCTGCTTGGACAGATGAGCGTAGTTTGTTAATCGCTGCTAAACCTAAGAAGTTAATCGTTCCACCTGCATTGCAGTTCGTTGCTACCCGTCTCTTAGAGACCCAGCTTCGTGTTGCTACCGCAGACAACGACATTAACGCTATCGTAAACAATGGTTCGATCCCAGATGGTTATTCAGTAAATAACTACCTGACCGACCCAAATGCTTACTTCCTCTGTACTGATGTTCCAAACGGTATGAAGCATTTCATTCGTACTCCTTTGAGCAACAGCATGGACGGTGACTTCGATACTGGTAACGTACGTTACAAGTCTCGTGAGCGTTACAGCTTTGGCTGGTCTGATCCCCTCGGTATGTGGGGTTCACAAGGCGCTTAATTGTGCTAAAAAGGGGAGCCAAAAACTCCCCTTTTTGTTTTATTTGTAGTAAGATTTAAATATCTGGGTAAACCAGCTTATTAGACTGCCCCAGCAGACGCATACAAGACTAATGAGCTTAACTCTGTATGGAGAATTATTATGGCACGTACTACCTTTTCGGGTCCAGTGGCATCCGACAACGGCTTTATCACTGATATTACAAATACCTCAACAGGTTCATCGACATTCAATGCTAGTACTACTTCTGTCACAATGACGGGTGTTGGCGGCACGGGTGGACGTACTTTGTTTGAGATGGATACCAACGTAGCTTTGGGTTCGTTTTCTAACGCCCTAAAAGCTCAAGTTACCTATGGTGCTACAGGTCGCACGACTGGTCTAGGTTCAGCTTTTGTTGCTGAGTTAACCCTATCGGCTGGCACTTCTTCAGGTACTTATGCTCCTATTGAAATTGAACTTAATGCTCCAGCAAGTGCATCAACTGGAACCCTTACGAGCTTTATCCACGCATCAACCCAAGGCGCTAACGTAGCTGCAGTTGACGATAATGCCGTGTTCTTTAATCTTCAGGGTGTAACAGCAGGTTCTGGACACATTTTCCAAACTGGTACAACGCTTGGAACTGCAGGAGCTACTATTAAGGTTAGGGTTGGTAATACCAATTTCTTCTTGCCCCTTTACGCTACTCAGATCACCTAATGGCTGTGCTAGATAAAGAATACCTGTTGGATTTAAGAAATCAGGCACTTGAGCAACGGCAAAAGTACTCAGATCTTATTCAACAGGCTAACGGAGCAATTGCAATGGTGGACGTGTTGTTAACCGAATTAGACCGCCCACTAGCAGAACATAAAGAGGATTAATTATGGCAATGCAATATGACGTAAAGTCAGCACACTCAAGCGCATCAGGTGTAGCGGTGGGGTATAGAACTCGCTTAAAAGGGGTTCTTATGTCCCCTTCTGCGTCTACAACAGTTAATTCTATTTTTGCTAATAACGTCAGTGTGTCTGGGACTTATGATGTTCCAGGAAGCACTGTTTGTACTGTGACTATTAATAATCATGGGTTAGCAGTCGGGGACAGGGTTTATTTAAACTTTACCTCTGGGTCTGCTGCTGATGGTCCGTATGATGTAGCTACCGTTGGCACAAACACATTTACAGTTGCAGTGGCTTCAGCAACAACTAATGGAAATGTAACGATGTACGCAAGTATTTTGGTTGAGCTTGACTGTTCTTCTGCTACGGCTTTTTATACACTGATTCCAGGCGAAGGTATTTTAGCGACAGATGGTATTTATGTTGGTTTACC